TACAGGAGATACAGGCATATGAAATTAATATTAAAACGCTTACAGACGAGAATAAGAGGTACAAGGCTGAGAATAAGAAGATTGATGAGGAGGTCAAGAACCTTGAGAACACTAAAAACACTCTATTATCTTCTAAGAGGGTTGTTAATAACGACTTAATGAAAGTTGATATTACCACTCTACTCGTTAAGATAGACAAGAATATATCTGAGGGTAAGACTAAGGCTAGTGAACTTGAAGATGTTACCAAGAAACTTGATGAAATAGGAGAGGTAGATTTTTCAGTCGAGAAATATGACGAGCTTGTTGAGAAACTTGGCAAAGCAAACAACGAAATGGCTGTTATTGAGGAAAGATACAGGTCTTCAAAGCAGAACCTTAAACAGCTTGAGTCAAGCAGGATTTGTCCTGTATGTGGAAGGGAAATGCAGAACTTTGACCAGGCAAAGCTTTGTTTGATGTCACATGAAGTTGAAGATATTGAGAAAGAGGGTAAGGGGAAAAGAAAAGAAGTTGAATCTATTAAGAATGAGATTGATAAGATGAAGGAAAACAGAGAGAAATTCAACTTAAAATCTCAGCTTATCATGAAGAAGGCTGCACTTGAACTTAACGTTGAAAAACTTAGAGGTGAATATAGAGAGAATATTGCAATCAAGAAGGAATATGAGGCAAATAAGGAAGCCATAGATACTAATAACAAGATTGACATAGAACTTAGAAATTCTGATTTTGCCATAGCAGGAAAGAGGTCAACTAGGGATACTAATCTATCATGTATTTCCAGGAACGATAACGAAATCAAGACTGAGAAGAAGCAAATTCAAGACAGAAAGGATGTTATCGCTAAAATTAAAGAGGAAGAAATACTTATTAAGAACTGGAAAATTTATCTTGAATTAGTAGGTAAGAACGGTATATCAAAGATGGTTCTTAGAAAAACATTACCAATTATAAATGCAAGACTTTCACAGCTGTTGAATGATGTATGTGATTTCGATGTTGAGGTTGGTATAGATGCTAAGAATGATGTTATGTTCTACCTTATTAAGGATGGTGTTTATTCGGATTTGTATGGAGCTAGTGGTTTCGAACTTACAGCTTCAGCACTGGCACTTAGGTCAGTACTTGCTGAAATGTCAACGATACCCCGCTGTTCCATAGTCACTCTAGATGAGGTATGGGGTCGTGTAGCCAAGAATAATTATGATAATATGAGAAACCTTATTGAGAAGATTGCACGAAACTATGACAGTGTTATTCTCATAAGTCATCTTGATGAAATCAAAGACTGGTGTCAGACCCATATAGTTATAAGGAAGGAAAATAATGTTTCAACTCTTTGTTTGAAGCAGAATGTTTAACTTTTAAATATGAATCAATATGCAAATGATTTTACGGATACGGTCAGAATCTATTATAATGACCTAAAAGCCACAAAACCTATGTCTAGAGCCAAAGAGAAACGTCTTTTAAGACAATGTAGACAAGGTAATATTAAAGCTAGGAACGAGATTCTTGAGAGTAATCTTAAGTTCGTGTTCGATATGGCTAAAAGATACACTGGGCGTGGAGTTTCCATATCAGACCTCATATCAGAGGGAAACATGGGATTGATACACGCTATAACCAAGTTTGATGAGAATAAGGATGTTAAATTTATATCATATGCCGTATGGTGGATAAGGCACTCCATGATTGATGCCATCAAGAAGAAAAATCTTATGTCATCCGTTGAGGTTGAAGCAAATGACATATATGGTGACACGTATGAAAACAGAAGCTCAGATTCAGAGGATGAATATGTCTCCAGGAGTGAAACATTATTTTCTGACATTATTGAAGAAAAGACACGTGAAAAACATGAAAGGCAAAACAAAATAATTGATGCAATAATGTCTGAATTTACTGAAAGGGAAAAGTTTATTGTTAATCATTATTTTGGAATTAATGGTAGTGAAAAACTTAATTTAGTAGAGATAGGTGATAAAATTGGTATTAGTAGTGAAAGAGCTAGACAAATAAATAACCAATGTATTAGAAAAATGCGTAGTAAAATATTACTTTTTGATGATTTGGAATATTTATCATAAATCAGAAATGTAAATATTATGGGAAGTTTAAAATTAACAACTAAAAATTTTGTGGAGAGGGCTAGACAAATTCACAATAATAAATATGATTATTCTAAAACGGAATATGGGAAAAACAACAAAGAGAAAGTATGTATTATTTGTCCTATACATGGAGAATTTTGGCAAAGTCCTAATAGGCACATGAGGGGTGATGGTTGCCCTTTATGTGGCGGTAGTAAAAAATTAACACAAAACGAGTTTATCGATAGAATAAGTAAAATATATGAAGGAAAATATGATTTCTCTGAATCCTTATATGTTAATACAGACACTAAAGTTAAATGTTTTTGTTACAAGCATGGGGAATTTTGGCAGACTCCACACCACTTATTAAAAGGAATTGCTTGCGAAAAGTGTGGAAGAGAACGTATGTCTAAGAAAAAAATAGAAAAATCTTCTAAAAATTTCGAGAGAGATGCTAGAAAAATACATGGTGATAAGTATGATTACTCCAAAGTAGAATATTCTCATAATCAACATGAAGTTTGTATAATATGCCCAGAACACGGTGAATTTTGGCAAATGCCAGTTAGACATTTATCTGGAAATGGCTGCCCAAAATGTAATAGTAGTAGACTTGAAACTAATGTAAGAAACTTTCTTAAGGAAAATGATATAAACTTTGAAGAACAAAAAAAATTCGATTGGCTTGGTAAACAGAGTATTGATTTTTATCTACCAGAATATAAAATTGGTATAGAGTGCCAAGGAATACAGCATTTTAAACCGATTGAATTTTTTGGGGGTATTTCTGGATTTATAAAAACTATTTCAAGAGATAAAAATAAAAATAAATTATGTAAAGAAAATGGTATAAAGGTGTTATATTATTCTGTAGAAGATTTTCCTGGGATGATAACAGATATTAATGAATTAAAAAAAGCGATTATATAAGGAAACTACGTTCCAATGCAATGATGCTAAATGATACCGAAGAATTATTTATTTGATAATATTTATATTTAATAAAACGTATTTTATGGCAAAGAAAGAAACAATTATCAAAAAGACAGAACCTAAAAAGAAGGCTACTGTTAAGAAGGATGAATCAATTATAAGCGTACAGAGTGAACCAGATACAGTAACACCTACTGTTGAGGAGTTCGAGGAAGCTCTTGAAGCACTTGATAACATGAATGGAGACCCAGCAGTTCTTACCCCTGTTGAAGACACGGATGCACCTGCTGAGGAAGCTGTACAGGAAGAAGAAGAACCTGCACCAGCACAGGTGGAAAATAAACCTAAGAAGGGAATAATCAATCGTATGTTTGGTTATCTTTGGAATGGACAAGAAATGGATTACTAAGATATGAATGAAATGAGTGTCACCAAGAAAATGCTTGCTAAGCTTAGAGAGAATAAGGACAAGCAGGCAAGAGAAGCAGCAGAACAGTTTGTAATGGAAGATGTTGAAAAGGACAACTTCCTAACTATGTCAAAAGCCCTCATGGAGGAAGCTGTACAAGAAAGTAAAAAAAAAATCTTAACAGAGGAAGATAGTTCTGATACATCACATGAAAAATACTTCGAGATAAGGAAAGATACTCCACAGTTCGGTGATGTAAGGGTAGCACAGGAAGAGACCCTTAAGAAGACGATAGGTGAGAATATCAAGCTTGAAAGTGATGCATTGAAATACTACCCAGATTCTGATGACATAACCCTGGAAGGGAAGATTAATACTTTAAACATGTCATTCCAGTTCAGATACAACGACCCATCTGGTGATGGGTGTTATATATGGACTGAGGCAATGCAGTTGACGGATACCAACACCAAGACACTTGGAAAGATTAGAAATGCCTTCTGTAACTGGAAGGATTCAATCACCCAGGATGGTGACTTGATGGAAAAACTTAACAGGGCTGCAAACAGAGAAAATTAAGGATGCTAGAGATAGCGTCCTTTTTTTGTGTTTAGTGATATTTATATAGAAAATAATGCACTATGAGGATGATTTCAGAGAATATATTGGACCAAATAATTTCAGAGGAAATAAGTAAAAGTGACGTTAACTCTATCGTTGCTAATAAGATTTCGTCTTCATATGATTCTAAGGAGTTTGAGAGGAAGGTCAAGGAGATAGTTGCGGATGCAATAGAAGACCTTTACAAGACTCTGTTCAACAGAAGTAGTTCCTGGAAGGGAGGAGTTGTTAGGTAATGAAGAAAGTATATGTTAACGAGTCTGTACTCAGTAGTCTCATAATGGAGGCTATGGCTATAGATGATATATATCAGAAATATTATAATGACATACCGTATGATTCCTACAAACGCATTGTAATGTTTGAAGACCCGACGTATGATATGGCTTCTGGTAAGATGGGTAGGTATGCAAAGTGGCTTCTAGGAATGTATAGGAGAGGTACGTTCAAAGAAGGTGACTTCAATGAAGCTAGGGAGCTTCTAACTGTTTTTGAGAAATATAAGAACAGAGTAGAGGTTAGGGATGTGACAAGACTTCATTCAATGGGAGAACTTTACCAAGTTGTTAAACCATTCATGGAGGGAGACCAAGCCACATCTAAGTCAGACGCTACCAGGAGGGCTAAGGAAGGCGCAGAGAAGGTTTATGAGGATGAACATTGGATAGTTATTATACCTCACACTATGGAGGCTGCGCAGATATATGGGGAGAATACCAGGTGGTGTACAGCAGCCGCTGACCCAGATGATAACCTGTTTGATTACTACAATAGTAAGGGAAACCTTTATATAAACATACAGAAGGGTAAACCATATAAGTACCAGTTTCACTTCGAAACAGAATCGTTCATGGATGAGATGGATGATGAAATTGACAGACCGATATTTGAGACTATGGGTGCTACCCAGGGACTTATAAATTTCTACAAGGAAAGAGTAGGGATTATAGATTTTATTGACATTGTTGGTAATTTTAAGGTTGATTCCACATGTAGGAACAGATGGAAAGAGTATAGTAACTATATTAACAATGGTGGAAACCCTAATGAAGTGTATTTACCAAAGGCATACCTTGTATGGAGCCAAGATGAACAGCATTGTATGTTTGTCAATGAAGATGGAGACCAGATTTCAGCATGGTTTGATGATGCTCATCCATTCACTATATATAGACCAGCACAAGACCCTTGGAGGGTAGGACCTTCAACACAGGTTCGTGTCTATGCTGACCAAGAGGATTCAATTTACACAAATGACTTGGAACTTATTGGAAATGCTGTTTTCGATGGAAATAGTGTTAATGTAATCGAATGGAGAGATTATAATGGAAATGAGAGATATCCAGACTGGTGTGAAGGTGATGATGTATATGGAAGTTGGTATGTCCCTTCAGATGAAGAGTATGACGAGTCATATGGAATGAATGAATCAGTAACTAAGATGTCTTTCTTCATGTTCTTCAATGAGATTAAGAAATTCATAGCTGGTTTACTTTCAGACCCTATAGGAACTAAGCCTAGTGAAGTACTCATATCGTATGGGTTGCATAATGGAAAACTTAGAAAGATGCTTCGTGATGCAAATGTCATACAAATGAAGGAGAATATTGATGAGCCATATAGTGAGGAAACAGGAGAAATGGAGTCTAGGTATTTTCTTTCGTATAAAGTACCTAAGAAGGATTTCAAGAAAAAGCTTAGGAGACTATACCAGAAATTGTTTGAGAGGGATATTACAGAGAGTTATCATACTCCTAATGGGTTGATGCTTCATAATAACGAGCTTGGTAATGACCCTAATATGAGGGGTCAGATTGACATGATGTTAAATTCTCCGCTTACTATGGGTATTGCGTGTGACGAGAGAGCACCAGAATACGTAAAGGATGCGGTTAAAATATATAATGATAAAATAATTTCTAAAAAATTACATAACAATGAAAAAGAGAGTTAGAACACTTGAATTTTACGGATACGACAATGACAGCACAATGTTGAGATATGATAAGTATTTCCCAGTATCCAAAGTAAAGGAAGTAAAGAATATGAAGTATATTATACCAGATGAGGAAGACGAAGAGTCAGAAGATGAATCTGGTAGTACAGAAGACAATGGATAATTGGTTTTAATGAGATATTTATATATACAATGAATAGGATTAAATTAACAGAACAAGACCTACATATTCTTGTAGAAGATGCCGTAAGAACATATCTTATGAATGAAGGTATTGATGAGACCATGATGGGTGGTCTTAAAAATGCATGGCATGGTGCTTTTGGTAAAAATGACCAAGGACAGAGAAACTGGAATTTCAACTTTGGTCAGAATTACCGCAATGGAAATTTTGTATCATCTTTTGAGAAGTATGCACAGCAGGCAACTCAAGCATTAGAAGGTATGAAAACAATGGCAACTTCATCTAAGAATACTAGTATTAATAAATATCTTGACCAAATTGTATCTAATATACAGAATGTTTCTCAGCAGTTCTCACAGCAAGCTACAAACATTGCTAATGGGCAGCAACTCAAGATGAAGAGAGTTACTAATCCTTGGAAACAGCAGCAAATGCAACAGGATAATCAATATGCTGATATGCTTAATAATCAGAAGGCTGATTACGAAAATCAGTTACAGGGTTGGCAAAATAAATATGGTAAATTGAACACTAGATTTAAGAATTATAGGGCTAAGAATCCTGTTAATCAGAATGCTAATCCGAATTTTAAAGTAAATTCTAGTGAAGCTGTGAAGCAAGGAACACAAGATGCAGAACAAAAAGCTGCTAATGCAAGAAAAAATCTTAACGCAACAAGAAGAAGAATAAGCAAATGAGACAGATAATTAGACTTACGGAGAGTGACCTTCATAGGATTGTGAAGGAAGCTGTTGACAAGATACTTTCAGAGGATGGTATGGCTGCTGGTGGCGGCGGTGCAACCAATGCTGCTGGTGTAATGCAGGGTGGTGGTACTAATCCTGGAGCAGGACAGTACGACGTACCAGTTTTCGGTGGTAAGAAACCTAAGAAGGTTGGCGGTAATGCATTTGACCAGCCAATAAGAAAACCTTCTCCAGTTGGAGAACCTACTAACAAGAAGGACAATGGTGTTGATGTAAGCCCAGCTCTTGACAGGACACCAGGATTCTCTATGGGAGAACGTGTTGGAAGTAAAAAATAAGTAATTATGATAGATTACGAAGCAAATGCAGATACCATCAAGAGGATTCGAGAAATAGATGATAAAATTCACGAGGAGAAGGATGGTAAAGCAAGAACAAGGCTCATGTTTGAGCAGATGTTAAGGGGATTATACATAAATCAATTTAATCAATAAAGAAATGGTAACTAAAATTAATGTGGGTGAATTGAGAAGAGTCATCAAGGAAAGCACCAATGAGTTCAAGCCAGTTGTGTTCGGTGATAAGGAGACCAAGAAAATCAATGATGAAGCCTATTCTGACATTAAGAAAGAAACCGAGAAATATGACGGTGGTGTCGGAAAGAAGAACCAGAGTCTAGGTGGTGGTATCTCCGCAACCGATAACAAGGGAATGCATGACCTTACTTATGACAATATCAACAAACCATTCCAGGAGAGAACGAAGTCCCAGATGAAGGGCTACGTTTCAAAGGATGCCGAGACAAAGCACAAGGATGATGAGTTCGGCAATGCTACGTTCGATAAGAACGGTAAGATTTATGATGCTGCTAAAGACCATGCGGAGGCAGCAAAGCAGGGTAAGGATACGGCAGCAGAGATTGGTCTTACTGGTAGCAAGTTAAATAAGAAAGACATAGAAGATAACGACAGCACTATGTACGAAAACAAGAAAATCAAGAGACTTACATTCAAGACCCAGTTTATTTCTGAGGGACACATGATGTCTAAGATTCCAGATGAAATGAAAGTTGAGGGTAAGAGATTCATTATGAAGGACACGGCAGATAATGAATACCTAGTTGAGTGGAATAACAAAGAGCCTAAGGTAACTAAAAAGGTTAACATGACCCTAGTAAACGAACAGAAGGAGAGAATCAAGCAGCTATGGGGATATAAGAGCGCAGAGGCAAGCAGAACAACATCTTCATTCAGAATCCAGGAGGGTAAGGAGTTTAACGATATGGTCAATAAGGCTAGGAAGTTAATGAACTAATAATGATTTAATTTTATGTGAAGAAAGATGAAAAACAAGGACATAAACATTAATATCAGCCCAAATGAAGGCAAGAAAGAACCAATTTATGTGCAGAGCATAAGATGGGTTACAAACACAATAGCGAGTGCTAAATGGACTAAAATACTTAAGGTTTACTTTGTTACGTTTTTCTTCCTAGCCACAGCTTTAATAGGGTTCTATGCGTTTAATGTGGTTAAAAGCGAAAGGTTTGTTGATAGGTCAACAGAGAAGATACTAGAAGATGACCATAAGAAAAGACAAGCCATAGAGAAAGAGAAGGAGAAAATCAGAACAGATGTAACTCCAGAGATACAAGCAAGTATTGATAGAATCCTTTATTCTCTTAATGCTGATAGGGTTTTCATTTTCGAATGTCACAATGGTGTAACAAACCCTAGTGGATTGCCATTCGAGTTTGCTAATATGAACTATGAGGTTGCAAATAGAGAGAGAGGCGTAGACAGAGTATATTACAAGTATAAGGATGTTCCACTGACAATGTACACTTTTCCGAATTACATGCGTAAGAATAAGTTCTTTATTGGTACAATAGATGAACTATCTAAACTTGATTATGAGTTTGCAAAACATATGAAGGAAGATGGTGGTAAATATGCATCTTTTATTTACTTGAGTCACGGTGAAGGTCCTCTTGGATTCTTGGGAGTTTCTTTCCATAGTATGGATAGAGTGCCAAGTAAGGACGCAATAGAAAAGAAGGTTGAGGCATATGGTCTTAACATTGCGACCCTTCTAGACCTTAAGAAACAACAAGAGAGACTACTAGAAGAGGAGAAAAAATTAGAGGAGGCTAAGAGAAATGGAGAATCCGTTTAAACAAAAATGTTTCTGGATAATAACTATATTATTTCTAATAACCTGTGGATTAGTATGGTACACTGACAAATCATATAGAAATACTAAGAGGTTAGTTGAGGAAGTCGAGTATTATGATAGTCTTAACAGGTATAATAAGATATATTATAGTGAAACATTTAGTGCATTAAAAAAAGAGAATAAGCAACTTTATGATTCTCTTAAACAGTATAAGGATAAAATCGATTACATTGTGCAGTTTACACACGAGAAGGAATACAATACTGGTAAAACAGAATCTAAGCCAATCATTAAAGACAGCGTAGTATATGATACAGTACCTATGATAGTTCCACAAGTGGCTAAGACGTATGAATATACCAGTGAACCTAATGATACCTTCCAATATAAACTTAATGTCAATTCGTTTACAGAACCTCTTTGGTATTCTATGCAAGCAAAGGTGAAAAATAAATTCACCATTGTAAATAAGGAACAGGATGGTATTAACCACACAACCATAGAGCCTAATAACGGAGGTACTATATCTGATGTTACTCTTTTTAACAGGAAGGAAAAGAGAAAGTTCCTAAACAGGTTCTCGTTCGGCCCTTCTGTGACAGGCGGGTATGATGTAGTAAACAAACAGTGGGGCATTATGGTTGGTGCATCAGTAACTTTTGATTTAAAATAAGATTTAAAAATACTTGGAAATAGTTTATTTTCCAGGTATTTTTTTTATATTTTATAGAAAATAACATATTTAAATTAATAAAAGTTATGATAGCAACTCTATTGTTACAAATAAAGGTTTTCCTGTTCATCATGTCATTATTTGTTCTACTTGGTAGTATGTTCCACATCGTGAGTGTATTCAGACTTAAAAGTGGAAAGTTAATATCTTCAGACAAGGGACTGGTTATGTTCGGGATAGCCATAGCATACATACTAACAATGTTAATTACAGGATTCTAAATGAAAACGTTACAGGATAGAATGAATGATATGAAGCCCTACTTTAGGGCTATAGAGGTGTATAATAATGCTTTGATGGTTAGGGTGATATTTCCTTCTAACTGGAAGGTATATGCTAGCCCAGACGAGGTGATTAAGGTCACACCGTCTGAAACAAATGCCAATGAAGTAATATATTATGCAGATTCCAATGATGCAACCTATGAGGATATATTCGACTTAGTTGAGGAAACAATTAAGGCTAACCAGGACATCGTGCTTAAGTTGAAGCTTCTTAGGGAGAAGGTTGAGGAGCTGAAGGAAATGTTCTCAAGGCTTCCATTTGAAGAGCTTAAGACGCTTAAATTTGTCACTGAGAAGGCGAAAGAAGTAAAGCCTAAGAGAAAGTATACTAAGAAGAAGAAAGAGGAAGAGAAGGCAGCAGAAGAACCTATGGAAGTTATTCCTGTTGAAGAACTTTATCCAGAGAAAATAAAAGTAGAAGAAAGTAGAGACTAATGGAGTGGATTACAGTATTTATATTTTCCATCGTTTCGTATGCAATATCTAATCATTTCGTCTATGCACACGGACCGATGCACCTTTACGATAAGATTCGTGAACTTGCATGCAAGATTCACCCTAACCTTGGGGAATTATTTGAGTGTATGATATGTTTTCCAACATGGGTTGGATTCGTGCTCAGTGCTGGTAACTCATTGATTTTTCCTATTCTTGAGCTTACGCCATTTATGATACTCATGAATACGGTAGCACCTTGGTGGGTAATAATGATTCTGGACGGTTTCTTCGCATCTGGTGTTGTATGGTTAATACATACCTTCCAGGAAGCTATGGAAAGGAGCGGAAATCATGAGTGAGATAGATAGAGAACTTATGACTCTTGAGAGTGAGAGGAAGATGTCTGCACTTGCCTTAAAGGGTCAGCAGAATAAGATTGCCGAACAACTGAGAGGGGAAATGGGAAAAGACATCAACAGGACAGTTAAGAAGAAGCTGTCAATATGGGATAAGATAGATAATTTTCTAAGAATGCTTTAATTATGGCAGACGTTACAGATTTTAAATTCGGATATGTGGGAATAATAGACCTGGGAAGCGTTGTATCAGAGAAACTTGCTGAGTATGGCGTAGGTGATGAAACAACTATTACCATCAATCTTAATGAAGAGGAATTTAAGAAGGTTGATGAGGATTTGTTCTACAGAAACAGGAAGAGTGAGGAAGACGAGTTTATCCCTTCTGAGGGAGAAATAGACATCAAGTATGATAGTGTTAGAATTATAATAAAAAAGAAAACTGAGTAATATGAATCTGATAAAAACAAATTCAACGTGATATTTATTAGAAAATAAGATAATAAATACGTATAATAATATGAATAAGAAACTTATAAGATTAACGGAGAGTGACCTTCACAAGATTGTGAAAGAGTCTGTGAATAGGATAATTAAAGAGAATAATCAAAGAGCAAGAAAAATGATTAGAGAGTTCGATGACTATGATAACTATGATGAATTCGAAGAGGAAGAGGAAGAATTTATTGATAGAAAAGGGAATCCTATTCAAAAGGGTAGTAAAGTTATATGGTATGACCCTGAAAGGTCAGCAAGAGATTTAAAACGTGTTTGGACTGTATATGATATGGGAGGAGATATTGTATACATTGCTGATGACTATGGCGAGGCAGAGGTTTTTCCAGAAGAATTGAAAGTTGTTGGTTAAGCAGCCATCAGTCCAACTCTAATTTGAGTTTAAAACACCATTTACTAAATAACGTTAAAAAATGAGGTAATCGCTTGGTTATCTCATTTTTTTTATGTAACTTTGCACCAGAAATTAAAAAATTGGAAATATGATTACGTACATTGTTATTGGAATTTTCGTGCTGCTACTGGCAGTGGTGATTTACGCCTTGAACAACCAGGAGAAGGTAATTGAGAAAGCTCAGAAGAGCAAGAATATGTTTAACTTCTATCACATCCTTGCCCTCATGACTGCCCCTGGATATAAGGGTTACAACAGCACTGATGAGGAGAAGAAAGCTATGGAGGAGTTCCTAAAGGGTGACAGTGAATATGATGCTCATCCGATAGGTTCTTATTTCAAGATGCGCAAGGATAACAAGGAGATTTGCAACCTTGCTGGAAACTTCGATGGGGGTAATGTCTCCTTCAACGTCTCTGAGGTGATGATTGGAGTTCTTGTTATGGTTGTGTTCGCTATCGTCGTAACGCTTGGCGTAATGGCACATAACTAAACAAAATAGAGTGAGGAGCGCTCCTCACTCTATTTTTATGGTCTAGTGGAGCATCTATTAATTTTAAATCTACTCCAGTGTGTAAGTTCCTGTATCCTGTTAATCCACAGGGATTTATACTTACTATTGGCAATATCACCCATGAATGTGATATACTTATATTTCTTTTCTGTTGATTTCTCCTCTATCATATTGTACATTCTGATAGAGTCCTTCTTATTTTTACAGATAACCATTTCCAGTTTTCCATTGCAGTCAATAAGTAGTTTATTGTTGTAAACCTGCACGGATTTGAACATATACTTGTTCTTGGCATCCTTTGTTATGAAGGTATCAAATATCCAGGTGAAGTTTTTCCTCTGGAGTCTTGGATGATACCCATATACCCAGAATGTTTCCTCTATGTAGTAAGGTGCTTTGTTATAAATTATCCAGTCTTCATCTGAGGACTCATAGTTTATGAACTTCCCGTATTCATCCCTAAGTTTGGATACAGGATTGTCAAAGTGCTCCTTACCTTTTATTATCACAAGCTCATACTCAGCCCCTATCATGACATGTTGCTCATTATTCCACTCTATTGGAAATACTACTTTTTTATTTTCCTTGAGCATCTTGGCAAACTCCTTGTTTACTTTAATCTCAGAGTTTGTATGGAATAGGTCACGTAGTTGCTTGCCATGATTGACAAGTATTATATGATATAGGTCTCTCTTTGGTTTACGTGCCATTAGTACCAGATGTGGATTTCCTTTCCACCCTCCTTGTTTTCGGAAACTGATATTTCGGTACAATATCCGTTTCTTGCCCCATAAGCCATACCATCATCCTCAAGGACTAGTATCTTTGTCTCATTATCGAGGCTTTTATTTCTCTTCATGAACTCACGAAGGTCTTTCATTGTATGGTGACGGAGAGTCCATCCTTGGAAGTCGATTTCTTCCTCCTGTTTTCTCTCGTACAGTTCCAATGTCTTTATCGCCTCTTCCAGGGCAGTTTTTTCATCTTCGGATAAATCCTTGATTCTATCTTCCAAAATATTTAGTGTTTTTATTACTTTGTCGTGTTCCATAACTATTTTGTTTCTAATGAAATTACTGATATAAGCGGTTTATGGTCTGATAATCTCCCAATATCTTCATTTGTGTTATCTCCGTAATAGCATTCTTTTAATACTATATTATATTTTGAATTCTCATTGTTTATGTAAAAAAGTCTGTCAGCATCACTGAAATTTGTTGGTACTGCTTCTTTAATTGATAAATTTGGAATCGCATTGATTGGATTTAGAAGATACTCATTTATGGTATTTACATCCCAGCCGTATTTGTTATAACAGTTGGTGTCACCCATAATAATAGTTGGGTTATTATTACCAGCATTATATCTATTTTCTATGAACTCTTTTAATTGGTCTAATTCAGAGTTCCTAGCTTCAATATCTCCATCCACATTAGGACATGTTTCTTGATTGTAGAAATCAGCGTCCATATGAACTATGTATAGGTCTAGGTTTATTTCACCATCTATGAGAATTGAATAAAATCTATAGCCCTTATGCGTTAAAAGGTCATTAGCGTGACTGAAGTAACCATATGATTTATTCCATTTTATTATTTTCTCTTCTAATATTTTTATATTTTTACTATTGGCTATTAACTCAATACCATCAACCTTAAATCTTGGTAAAGGAAAATGTGTACAGAATTCAACCCTTGAGAATAGTTTTGACAATTCAATATCTCCAGTATAAGTTCCAGTTGCATAACTATTATTTAACGATTCCATAAGTTCTGTATGATAATTAAAATCTTCCTGTACGCCTATTATGTCAGCATTGTTATCAGATAGCCATTTACTTATGTATTTTGTGCATACACTGATATTATGGTTATCATTGATGTTTATTAATGTAGTGCCTTTAAATAGTTTATATACCCATGCTATAGGTTTTAATATCCAAGGTAAAGTATCTAAATCAAGATATTCTGGTAATCCATCAATGTTGTACGTTATCAATTTAATATTATGTTCCATATTTTTTTCCTTATAAATAATAAGATTTTTAACAATTTTTTAAAGAATTATTTGTTTTTTAGGAAAAAAATATATATCTTTGCACAAGAAACGGTATATGATAGATACATTCAAACATGCTTATTTTGGAAAATCCTTCATGATGATAGGTGATAGCCTACCACGTTGTTTTAACTGTACGTATTGTAGGGCTAACGATAGCGAGGAGAAACATTTCCACATACTGCCAGTAGAATTAAACCCTTTATTCGTAAGGATACCAGTGGCAGTTAACTTATTCTACGGAGACCCAATGCTACAGGTTGACAATACTCTTAGCATACTTGAAAGTCTTGAGAAGTCTGGACATAAAGCACCAGTCATAATAATAACTAAAGGTGACTTGACTAAGTTTCCAAAGGATAGGAAGTTTAATCTAGACCTTCATTTTGGAATATCAACGTTCGGGATAGATTCAAGGTTTGATGGTGGCTCTATAGATAGGTTCAAAAAGAATCTGGATTATGCAAAGGAACTTGGGTATAAGTATTCTATAGAGTTCAGACCAATCATAAGGGATATAAATTCTTCTGAGGAAACTATAAAAAATATTATTTCCATAGCAAAAGAGCACAATACTGGAATAGGGTATTGCGGATTACAGGTATCTCCTACCCTTAAGGAACAATTGGCTGAGGATGGTATAGAGTTCAAACCGTTCGAAGGACATGAGTTCGGTATGAAGAAACATGTAGGTAAGGAAGTGACGAAGGTATTTGACGAGTATGAATTCTCATTCAAGAAGACATCCTGTTTGATTGCGTGGAAACACGGACTTGATAGAGACCCTAATGCACATTATTATAGGCCTAACGAGGTTGGGTGCTTCAATTGTCCCATGAAGGATAAGTGCATGAAGTTTAAGGATGAACTAACTGGAGAGATTGATATTAAGATACCGTTTGATTATAAGATTGTTGAGAAGGAGAACTACGTATGTGGACTTGTTAGAGCTGGAATATGTAAGTTTCCAAGTGATGACTGCAAGCATATAAGCGGTAAACTCATGAAGATAGAAGAACCTATGACAACAACTGACGTAAGAATAATTAAATGGCTCACTGGATATACAGTTGAAGCTGAATTTGTTGAGTCACCTTATATGAGCGATAGATGGATAGTTTAAAAGTTGGCGATACAGTTGAGTATAAGGGTAGAAAATGGTATTTGTACAGCCTTTATAGTCCTAACCTGTGTATGATAGTTGCACTTAGGGACGGAAAGTATACACACACCAAGAACGGTGAAGAGTACATTAATGCTAATATTGTAAATTTATCAGTTGAGGAAATAACTAAAATATAACAAGTAAATATAGATAGATTTATGGCAAAGATTTTTGAAACATCAGCAGACATTGCTGAATTGGCGCAGGATAAGTTCGAGGAGACTGGTCTTGCACAGATGGGAATAAATTTAAAGGTATTATCAACTACCAAGTCGAAGAATGTTCTTAAAGTATCTAAGGCTGGTGCAATTCTTCAAGGTTTGACTGGAAAAGATGTCATTCTTGTGGTTTATGAAGAGGCATTTGATAGAATGTCAGATGAGTTCAAAAACAAGTTGATGGAGGGTGTTATAAGCAATATCAGCTACGATACTGAGAAGGATAAACTGAATGTTGAAGGCGACATCGCAAAGGAGATTTTCAGAATGCGCAGAAAGTATGATAACTACGTTGACATCGTTGAGACTTCATATCTTGTTGTTGAGCAGATTGAGGACGAGGAGAAGCGTCGCAAGGAGGAAGAGAAATTAAAGAAGGCTGAGGAAAAAGCAGCCAAGAGAAGAAATCAAGGATAATGGGAAAGAGAATATCTCAAGCTAGGATAATGAGGAAAAAGGCTGAGAAGCTGAAACTGAAAGCCAAGAAGGAAATTCTTAGGGACTACCCGAAACTTATGGCAGACCCAGAACAGAAGAAAAAGGTTTTCGAACTCATTGATAATGCCAGTGTTGCAGTTGATAGTACTGGAAACATAAGGATTATATATCAGAATATGGAAAATAAAAACCTAATTAATTTAAGCTAAATGAGTAACGTTAATGTAAATTGGATTAACCTTGTATTCGTTATTGACAAGTCTGGCAGCATGTTCTCTTCAAAGGAAGATGTTGTTGGTGGTTTCAAGAAGACAATAGAGGAGCAGAAAGCTAACAAGGATGGAAAAGTAACAGTCTCACTTTACACATTCAATGAGAGAGTAAACCAGGTGTATCTTGGAAAGGACATCAATGAGATTGAGGAGTTCCATTATTCACCAGATGGTATGACAGCTATGAACGATGGTATTGGAAAGGCTATCGATGAGGTTGGAGCATGGCTCTACGAGAAGGACAAAAGAAATGATGAAATGCCTGGTAAGACGCTTGTAGTTGTTATGACTGACGGTATGGAAAACGCATCACGTGAGTACACACTGAAGCAGGTACAGGACAGAATCAAGGAGCAGACAGAGAAGTATTCATGGGAGTTCATCTACATGGGAACTGATATAACCACTACAAAGGCTGCTGATGACCTTGGATTCAAGTTCAAGACATTCAACACTCGTGGAAAACTAAGCAAGAACTATGACATCATCAATTGTGCAACAAGCGCATACAGAAGCATGGCAGCAACTGGTGCATCACTTGCTGATACATCATTGTGCTTTGCAAGCGTTCTTGATGAGGAAGCAACTAAGAACACTAAGGATTACGAGAATACCCTTGGAAAGAAACTTAGCAGTACCTAAGAAAATAATAAAGGGGGCTTGGGTGAAAGCTCCCTTTTAACATTTATTCATTATGGGAGATTTGTTGAAAGAAGCCTTTGACAAGGTGTCAAGGGAAGATAAGGAAAAGGAACTTGACCAGATAGTAAAAGAGGTTATACCAATCATACATGAAATGAAAACAGAGAAAAGCGAGATTGGTGTACTGACTGGTAAAGATTTTACAGAGGTGGACAAGTATGGAACTAAGGTTCTTTGCCTTACTGGAGGATTGAATGGTTGCGGAGAGTGGGAAGACTATTTCTCAGACCTATCGAAAGTAGTTACGAGGCTGAAGAAAGAAGGTTATCACACTTGGACAATAAACCTCGAAAACGATTGTCTTGATGATGTGTTTTATTTGAAGCTTGGAATTAGTAGAAAGAAAAACGACGATGAGTGATATACAACTACTTAAACAGATAGAAGAATATGATAAACCCTGGTGTTACCAATACCAGAAAAGACTAGATACCCTACAGGAAGACATGGAAAGGTATGGGTGGACTGAGGAGTATGTGGCTGATATAAGCCTCGATGACTTCGAGTTTTCATATATAGAGTCACAGGATGAAAAACAAGAAGCTACAGAGTTCATAAAAAGATATGAGTGGCTTGGTACTGTAGGCTCATTTCCTACCCATTGGTTTTCAGCTAGATATAAGGGTATACTTGGAGGTGTGATAATCATGGGTATGCCAAATGCTTTCTCTAAACTCATGGGAGAGGATACGAGAGAGATTGAAAGGCTCATAGCCAGGGGTGCTTCTGCATCATGGTGTCCCATGAACCTTGGCAGTAAATTCCTTATGTGGTGCATCAAGTGGATGGTTGACAACACTCAATATAGGCTCTTTACATGCTATTCAGACCCACAGGCTAAGGAGGTTGGAAGTATTTACCAGGGGCTTAACTTTTTCTATCTGGGAAAGGGTAGTGGGACTAACGTAAGGTGTGTTAACCCATACAACCCAGAGAAGATTGTCACTGACAGGGCTTTTAGGGCTAGAAGTTTCTATAAGAGATATGCCAAAGACCTTGGCATAGAGTGGCAGAAGAACTGGAATACAGACCAGGTAATGTTATGGGAGAATGTACCAGATGATATTGAACAGAAACTGAGAGATTACTCAAAGGAAATGTTCAAGAATGCCAAGAAGATAACATTTCCATCAAAGCATAAGTATGCGTTTGTTCTTGGTAAAAACAAAAAAGAGACAAAACAGCTTAGGAAAAAATTCTTAGAACTTAACAAGGTTTATGATTATCCAAAGGAAAGGGGAAAATAATGAATTTAAATGTTGAATTTGTTGGTGTTGATTTTAGCACCATGTCAGAAAATCAGAAAAAACGTTTCTATGATGACTTCTTCGAGGGTGTAGGTGATTTCGTTGGAAGACCGATGCTAGCAGGTACGGAGGATGCTATAAGGGCTGCTTTGAGGAATTTCTCAGAGAAGTATAATTTAACAGATGGAAATATACAGTTTGTATGGCAATAGTAATTAATTTGTTTGCAGGACCTGGTGTTGGTAAGAGCACCACTGCTGCCCGTGTGTTCGCAGAGCTTAAGCTTCACGGTGTAAATTGCGAAATGGCACTTGAGTTTGCCAAGGATAAGGTTTGGGAGGAATCCTTTAGGACTATGGATGACCAGATTTACATCTTCGGAAAACAGTTCCACAGGATTTGGAGACTTAAGGATAAGGTAGATGTCATCATCTGTGACTCTCCACTTCCAATATCTATAGTGTATGACAAGGAGAACTCACAGGCTTTTCACCAGCTTATAATGGAGCAGTTCGACAAGTTCGATAACTATAACTTCCTGCTTGAGAGAGGCTCTGACTACCAGGAGGCTGGAAGAGTACAGACAGAGGAAGAGGCAAAGGAGGTTGACAAGACAGTTAAGAGGGTTCTTGATGAGCATAGGATAGACTATACTACACTTCCTATCGACGGGGCTGCAAAACATATAAGCGGTCTCATACTTAACGCATTAGAGGAAATGGGTAAAATTTAATAGAAGATATGGATAAATTAACGAAAGATTTTAGGCATTTTGCCATTGACAAGACTAAGGCATCCACATCGGTGGTGGATGACGTAATTAAGAAACAAAATAATCTTCTCACTCCATACATTCTTGAGGAGAGACAACTTAATGTGGCAACATTTGACGTATTCTCAAGGCTGATGTATGATAGAATTGTATACTTTACAGGAGTTGTTAACGAGGATACGTGCAATACTGCTGTTGCACAGCTACTTTATTTAGCTTCAGTGGATGAGAGAGATATTAGTATGTATATAAACAGTCCTGGAGGTTCTGTTGTTGATGGTCTTGGACTTGTTGACACTATGGATTACATTAACTGCGACATTTCAACACTATGTGTGGGTATGGCGGCATCAATGGGCGCAGTACTACTTAGTAATGGTGCTAAAGGAAAGAGATTCGTATTACCTCACAGTAGGGTTATGATACACCAGGTTAGTAGTGGAGCACAGGGTGTGTTGAAAGACCTTGAAATTGAGCTGGAACAGACCAGGAGGTGTAAGAATGACGTATACAGGATTCTTGCTGATAATACTGGCAAGTCATTCGAGGAAATGGAAGCACTCTGTGACAGGAACAACTGGTTCATAGGACAGGAGGCTGTTGACCTTGGAATTGTTGATAAAGTGTTAATTAGTGAGAAAAAGTCTTAAAATATTTTGGAATAATATATTTTTCGTATATATTTGCACCGTATGAGCAAGTATGAGTATAAAGTTATTAACAGGGAGACAATATCGCTAACTGAATTAAACGCCTTGGGAGGTGAAGGGTGGATAATGTGCCACATAACACCTCCAGAAGGTCGCATCAAACAATATGTTTTCTACCGTAATATTGAAGAAATAAAGGAGGCTAATGAAAATGAAAGCAACTAAGGTTTTTACGCCCCCATTGAAGTATGACAATAGTACTTATATGATAAATGGTATAGTACCACTTAATCTATTCCTAGGGGGTACAATTGACAATGGTAACTCTTTGGATTGGCAGAAATCCATTGTGGATGAATTGTGTGATACTGACACAGTGCATCCTATCATGATTTATAACCCAAGAAGAGAAGATTGGCCAGATAGTGATAATAAAGAAGAAATTGAAAAACAAATCAATTGGGAGTTATATCATCTTGAGAGGTCTGACCTAATAGTAATGAACATATTGGGTAATTCCAAGTCGCCAATATCATTAATGGAAATTGGATTGTATGCAAGAACTGGAAGGCTAATTGTATTCTGTAATCCTAACTTCTATAGGTTTGACAATGTGAGGATTGTATGTAAGACATATAATGTTCCGTTGTACGAGACCAACGATATATTAGTGATTAAGAATAAAATCTTGGAGAGGGCTAACAAGGATGCAGACTTCACTTACGATGGTAGTGTATACACTTCTCCGTACTATGAACCATAATCAGTTATGTTTGATAATATCAGAAAAATAAAATATAGGAACTTGAGAATTTGGTTGGTTGACCAGATTAAGAGGAAGAGGTGGTTTATCAACTTCTTCGTCACTGGTAATGCGTGGGGTGCATTCTCAATTAACTCTCACATTAATCAGCATACTGGGAAAGAGAAGGTAATGTATAATTCTGTCAAGTCTGCACAAAAAGCTGCTGACAGCATGTCAAAGAAGCGTGGAGTACACTTCTCATTCTACAAGTGTCTTTTCTGTGATGGATACCACGTAGGTAAAAATAGGGACAATAAAATTCCAGGATATGATACCAAAGAGACTATTGATAAAGGGTAAAGAATTCAAGTTCTGTTATGAACCCATGAGTGGTGGTATACTGTTCGATGAATGGTGGTGTTGTTACTTCACTGGTGAAGAAAAGGCTGACGATAATTCCGTAGAGGCTGGGGAAGGATATATACCGTTCGTTACAGATGGAAGAGACCGTTATTATCTGTTGTCGGCAGCACCTACCAAAGATGACTCATTCATGGCTTTAGTTGAGAAGGTGAATAATGCACTTTCGTTCAAGGAAGGAATTGTAAAATGTGTTGATAACGAATATGTTGAATTAAGTGATTTACAAGATGGTATTTAGAAAATTTTCAAAGGAAGAGAGAAGTTCATTCTCATACTGGTTTAATCATTGGAAGGCTTACAATTGGGTTGCTTGGAATCTTGGTGTATGGCAACCACGTTTTCTTCTTCATGATATTGAGAAACCCTGGCTTAAGTTATTGTGGGGTGACTACAAGAAGGTACAGAAGTGGCATAAGCACCACAACAAACACCATATATTCTCTGGAAGACATTACGGCTTAAACAAGGTTGATTGGCTTGCTGCTGTGATAGATTGGGAGTGTGGACGCTATACAAAATATGCTTGTCCAAGGAATGCAAGGGAAGAGGTTGATTACCTTCTTACCCAGACTGAGAAGTATTCCGATGATGAGAGGGAAGAAATAAGGAGAAATTGTTATCCAATATTAGATTATTTGGAACTATGACAAAGGAAGAGTTAATCAAAAGTATTGAAAACTACGAAACAATGTGTGATGAATCTGATACATGGTATAGTAGTGACCTGGTTGAAGAAGCATTAAGCATACTTGATTCGGTTAAAGAGTATTTGAATGAAAATTAAGAGAATAATTGCTGCAATATTAACGTTTGGGTTGTCTGAGAAAATGGATAGTAAGCCTACCAATGGAGTAACTATACTTGATACTGATGAACTCAGACGTGCAATAATTGAAGAGAGGGTTACATTTACCGAATTATGAGTATATGGAAAACATTAAGGCAGGAGAAGCCAGAGAAGTTTACCAATGTAATTATACTTACGAGGGGTAACAGGATTACGCAGGGATTCTATAACCCAGAAGACGGTAAGTTCTGGAAAAGGATTGGATGGGTACACCCAATCACCTACAAGCGTTGGTGCTACGAGCATGAGTTGGTACAACAGGCATTAGAGGAGATAAGACAATGATAGATTATATCGTGATGTCGTTTGTTACATTGTCTTTTGTCGCCATTCAGTTTATGATGTACGATATTGGTAAGACAATGATAAAAAAAAAATACAGTAAATAGTTTGATATTTTGAATAAAACGTTATATTTATAATACAGATATGAGATATATTAATGATAGCATAATGATACAGGCTGGTCAGTTGCAATTGCAACGACTCGCACTATAAGGGTAAAAACACTGTTTTCACCTAGGTATCACGATGCAATCATGTCTGTAGTACATAATAACGTTATTAAAATATTAAACTAACTATGGCATGTGGATGTAAAAAGAATCAGACAGCTCCAAAACCAACGACAGAGAACGTGAATAGGGCAAGACCTACTTCAAACGGTACTAGGGGCTTAAGGACGGAAAAGAGAATTATCCGTTAAAATTTTCTAAAAAATTTGGTTTTTTGAAAAAAATTCCATATCTTTGCATCGTGAATCAGAATGTACTGGCTCACGATGTTTTTTGTTTTTAGAAATAAGTAAGAAAGATAGTCATTCGATGTTATTTGGGGGTTCAAATCACCTCAACTGGGCTAAATGACGACGAACTTAGTAAGTATCTTGATAATGTAATGAATCCGATATTGCCCGCAAACGTAGGAGTTGTTATCAAGTAAGGTCGGACATTGTTAAATCTGTAAGTAGTACGTAATGCTTGCATGAATGACTTTATGGCTGAGTGGTGGAATTGGTAGACACACCAGACTCAAAATCTGGCGGTGAAGTAGTACTTCCCATGCGGGTTCGAGTCCCGCCTCAGCTACAACATATCTCTGTGGCGCAATGGTAGACGCAGTACGTTCAGACCGTATGTTCGATAGAACATGTGGGTTCGACCCCCACCAGAGGTACAATAGATTGATATTATATGAGAGTACGTGAGACATATTATGACACCGATATGCACGGCAATACGGTAGTTGAAGAAGTTGGAAAGTCAGAATACTTTATCGATGAGTGGGCAGACTTTGATGACTGATAGAATGGCCTCGTGCTGGAATTGGTAGACAGGCTAGGTTGAGGGCCTAGTGCCTCGTGAGGGGCGTGTGGGTTCGACTCCCATCGAGGTCACGTGATGATTTTACAAGTGTTAGGTTATACTGAGTTCGCAAGCAAACCTAGTTCACTTTGGGGTGGTATTATGGTTCGCCCAAATACCCCCATTTTATGCCCTTGTGATGGAATTGGTAGACATGCCAGACTAAGAATCTGGTGCGAAATAACAGTAGTGTGTGGGTTCAAGTCCCACCGAGGGTACATATTGGGTGATGGTCGAGTGGTTTAAGACGGAGGTCTTTGAAGCCTTTGTAAAGGTGACCCCTTTACCGCAGGTTCGAATCCTGCTCACCTAACTATTTATCTATACTATGAGTAAAGGTAAGAAATTCAATACCCCTAAAAGATTTTGGAAGAATATGTATAAGAAGACTAAACGTCCACCATATTCAACTCAGTCGTGGAGAAAGACAACCCCCCATGTATTTGGTCAACGACATAAAAAATTCAAGTGGTATTACAGGAACAAGAAGTGGTTCAAAGAGTTTGATGGAGAAAGACTTAGCCATCAGAAGATGAACAACTATGAATTGTGGTTCTGGGACTAACTAGTAACTTTTGAAAATTATACTATATTTATTCAAAAACTAAAAGATTATGAATAGTATAGTAAGTAACAACAAGATTGAACTGAGGTATAACTCTGATAAGATGGAGTATATCTTGGTGATGTATGACATCTATGGTCACTACATCGATGAAACTACTTTATCCAGGGAGGATGTTAAGGAGCTTTACGAGGGTCTTGATGCAGTAAAGAGTGATTTTATTCGTTAATTTCTTGTTTTTCCGAAAAAAAATATATATCTTTGCACTATAGATATTAATTTAGACTAGAGAGTTATGAATATTTTTGTAAAGAAGACAATGGCATCAACCCTTGGTATGCCTATGGAGCAGGTTGATGCAATACTGAATGCAGCAGAGGCATTCAAGAGTAATGAGATTGATAGGGCAACTGCAATCGAGGTGTTCAACAAGATGTCAAAAAAGAATCCTAAGGAAATTAACGAGGTTCTTAAGGCACTCAAGGGTATGCTTTAACTATGACAGCTACTCAACTTTTCATACAGTTTCTTAGGGAAACATGTGATATAGGTGAGTACTTTTTCTTTAGGGAAATCATATCACACGACCCTGGAAACAGATATTTCAAGAAAAGGCCGCTTTTCAAGAAGGATTTCGTTGAAGGCTATCTCTCTAGGAATGGAAGACAGCTTAGGACTTTTATGACTAGAATGTTCGTTCTAGCACCAAATCTTGTAAAGAAGAGAAACTCAAACCCAAGGTGGAAAACCCTATACAATAGGTATAAGGATGATGAAGACCAATTATGGAGAAAATGGTGGTTATCTATCATGAATAGTAAGGGTACTGGCATATATGTTAAGTATTACTGTGATTTGTGGCATTATTGGCTTGATAGGAGGGTTGATTGGGAGAACAGTAACAAGAGACCTTGCAGCAATTTCAAGAAGGGAGAAAACTATCAGTTTACGCTAAGAAAAAATGGGAAGGATAATAATCTACAACACGAAACTAGAAGACCACACCGCAGAACCTAACAACTACTATATAGGTAGGTCTAGTGACGGAAACCCACTTGGGAATCCATTCACCCACAACGGAAAAAGGAGCAACCTAGCAAAGCTCTCCTTCAAGACACGAGAGCAAGCCATAAATGCATACAGGATGTATTTCGAAAGAGCATATGGCAAGGATGAGGCACTAACAAAAGCATTCGACGAGATATATGAACATTATAAGAATGGTGAGGATGTATATCTTCAGTGCTTTTGTAAGCCAGAACCATGTCATGGTGATGTAATTGCTGAGGAATTACAAAAGAAACTACTCAAGGAGAAAATGACAGAATTAAAAAACAAGAAAAGAGAGACTAAGTGAGTCTCTCTCTTTTTTTTTTATCTTATCGGATGACTAAGTTCCCCTATAATTCCTTTATTTATCTCTTTTGCTAGTTCATCTATCTGAGTCTGTAAATCTTCAATACTGTATCTTCTTCCATTACCATTAGTTATTGAGTAGTTTGCTGTAGTCATTTCAGAAAATGGTATTAGTTTTGTCTTGAAGAAGAACGGATTATCACTCAAAGACTCTATTACTTTCATTTTTTCCTCACAGATGCCCCTAAAAGCCTCTGTATCTGCTTCGGATAGTTCAAACCATTCTCCTATAAGGTTTGATGATTTGAAGTGATTGTGGAGCATTTTTTCAAGTTTGAAAGGGTGTTCTGTCTCATACGACTCCTTAATGTACAGTTCCGACGAGCTTCCAGTCTGTAATTGTTTCAACCTCTTTGTTACATCCTTAGCCCTGGTAGAGCCTATTTTGTACCTCCCAGGTATTTCTCTATTTCCTATTAAATATACGTGTCCCATAATATATAAAATATAGTATCTGTTTCTGATTTTCCAAGTATTTATATAGAAAAAAATATATTATGGCATATACTGATGTAAAAGTTACTAAAGTAACAAGTGGAAATAATTATGACATATCAACCCACTTCACAAGTGGGTATACTAATACGCCATCACCATATGGTACAATTACCATTACACCAAAAGATGGATTTACAGTAGAGAATGACCTATCAGTGAAGGTATGGGTATCATATAAGAGTGATGGTACTGACTGTGGTACTAAGTACTTTGATTTCACCATACCAGGAAGTGGAGGTGGTGGAGGTGGTTCAATCAGTGTTGAACCAGCATCCTGGTCATGGGATTATAATAAATCTGGAAGTGCAAACAAAAAGGTATTTACAATCACGAAAGATAATAACGTACATATTGAGTCAATAAGTTTAAGTGGTAGGGATGATAATAAATTTCAACTTGGTGAAAGTGGTCAAACAAGCTTTGAAGTATACCCTAAAGCTAACAATACTGGCACAACAGATTTCGAAACATTAGTGATTGTCTCATATACAGTAGATGGAGGCAGCGGCAGAGTGATAAATGTTCAATTGACACAATTTAAGGAGTCTTCTCCAGGACCTACTCCGCCTCCTGGAACATTTACAGTTGACCCAACATCACTTTCATGGAAGTGGAAAGACGCAACAAATCAAAGTGTTACATATATGCTTGGCGATGGAGTATCTTTAACCACTGTTGATATTACTGGAACTTCAGAAAATGAATTTGATGAGCCAATAATTTCATATGATGACAATAAAGTTTATGTTAAACCAAAGGGTGTTAATGAAACAACTGGAGTATTTAATGCTGATTTGGTCTTCACATATACAGTGAATGGAGGTTCACAAACAACAACAGTTCCTTTGACACAAGGTTATGATAGTGGTTGCGTGGGTGGTGAACTTACGGTATCCACAGGAAGTTTGGTATGGCTAGACGGTGATGTTAGTGAAAAAACTGTTACCTATACTAAGGGTAGTGGAGTAAGTGTGGATTCTATTAATCTTGGCGATTCTTCAGAAAACAGTGATTTTATGATAGTAGGACAACAATCTGATAGTGTTACTGTTAAACCGAGGCATGCTATAACCTCAAATGAAGTTATTAAAGATTATTTATATTTCGCATATACAGCGAACGACTGTTACCAACAAATTGAAACTGTGAATTTAGTACAAACAAAAAGTAATTTAGATTATGTTGTAATAAATCCTATATCTAAAATATGGGAACATGATGAATTATCTCCTCAAGAATTTGTATATGTGATTGGTGGGAGTTATAGTCTAGTAAACGTTGAGATTGACGGTCCACAGAAAAGTGGATTTACCATAACACATGATGATTATGATGAGGTAACTAAAACTGGAGTAGTTACTGTTAAGCCTAAAAGATTACATATTGACCAATACCCAGAGTCAGCATATTTAAGAGTCTATTATTTTGATGGAAGTAATACTACTTATGTACCTGCAAAGTTGGAACAAAAACCTAGCACCAATTGGATTGCCTTTAACCCACCAACGGTTTCGTCATGGTATGCTGACGAATATGGTCTATCATCCGCCAAGAGAGTTGATATTGCGCATGGACCTCAAGTTATTAATCTTAGTATTGCGTTTAGGGATTTGTCAGATGCAGATAAATTTAATCTAATAACTGGAGAAACTTCGTTCTCTGTATATCCTCTTACTTCAAATGTAGGTGGTGCAAGCAATAAAACAGGTTGCGTTAAAGTTAGATACCAGGATATTTCTGGAGGTAATCCTATTAATCCAGTTGATGGCGAAGATGGCCGTGTTTTTATAGATGAGTATTTTGATTTAATTCAAGAGAAAAACTCAGCTCCAAAACCAGCAGGAATAAAAGTAACTCCAAGTAGTTGGGAATGGGGGAACAGCAAGTATGGCAGTGAAAATAGTAAGACATTTACTGTTGAAATAAATGGAACTACCACTGTGGTTAATTCTATTGACTTTACGGTGGGGTATGATGAAAATAAGTTCCAACTTAGTGTTGCTTCAGATAAATCATCGTTTACGGTTTATCCAAAAGGAGCGAATACAACAACAGGAACTTTTATGGCAGAAGTGAAAGTTTTTTATTCCATTGATGGAAGTCCTCAGACACCTAAGAGAGTTGCATTGTATCAATCAAAAAAGAGTGATACTTGTGATGGTCATGAGTGCGTTGACCTTGGCTTACCAAGCGGATTGAAATGGGCGACAATGAATGTTGGCGCAAACAGTGTTACTGAATGTGGGCTTTATTTCCAATGGGGAGGCACACAAGGCTATACTGCTTCACAAGTTGGAACTGATAAAACATTCGATTATCCAGGTTGTCCATATTCAATAAATCATGCAGAGTTCTCAAAATATAATGAAAGCGATGGAAAAACAGTATTGGAAGCGTCAGACGATGCCGTACACGCTGCTTGGGGAGGCAATTGGAGAATGCCAACTGCGGATGAAGTTCAAGAGTTATTAGATAATACTAATCACAGCCTTTATGATGTCATAGATGGTGTTGAAGTACTTAGATTTGTTAGTAAAACAGATAGTGGTAAAAGTATTTTCATTCCTTTATGCGGTATTGCCGTAAGAGACTCAATAAACGGTGAGGTAGCTGGTTTCTGGACAAGCACTATAGATACTGAGACTATGAGCACCTACGATAGTAGGAATGCTAAATCCCTTCATCATAGTAAAAGATTGCCAGCAATAGTTACTCGTAATACACGTTATGATGGTTTGACTGTAAGGGGTGTATGTTACGGTGGTTAACCAACCCTTCCAGGTCCTGACCCTTCAACAGAGCATAAAGTGGATTTAACATAGATACTCTTTTTTTTTTAGCAAGGTGGTAGAGTTTTCCACCTTGCATAAAAAATAGTTTTGCAATAAATGGCTAATGTCAATAAAATGGATATATGATGTTTGCTGAAGCAGTTATGATGACAGCGTTAGCTATCGTGGGCTTAATATAGATTTAATTACTATAAACCTTATAAAAGAGTATCTAATTTAGGTACTCTTTTTTTATACTCAAACTATTTATAATTAAAATAACAATTAAGCAAGTCCTTACTTGCTTTTCTTAATAATCTATTTAGATAAAATAAAATTATGGCAAAAGACAGAAGAAAAGTCCAACACATTCATAGTAGTGTGCCAGACAAACAGCCTACACCAGCCTCACTTGAGGTGGGCGAGATTGCGGTTAACAATTCAAAAAACCAGGAATTCCTTTCAATTAAGAACTCAGAAGACAAAGTTGTAAGATTCTCTTCAGATGAACAAGTAATCACCATAATGGAGAGAAAAGAGGTCATGCCTTACGAGGGACTTGTAAGGGGTGCGGAAGGACCTGGCGGTAGCAAGGATTCTTACAATTCTTATGGTATCACAGAGGGAGACCTTAAGACTAACAAATCAAATCTTATCATTAAGCTTAACCAGGTAGCAGCAGGTAATACAACCAAGCATGACAAGGTTAATGGTGCAAAGGATATATATAACAACCTAGTTAATCCAACTACTGATGGTGGACTTAACGACGGTGCAGGTTTCGCCATTGACATGTCACGTTATGCTATGAATGGTGCAAACCCTTCATTCAGTTCTGTAACCACAACATGTCATACTGAGCTTAACGGTAGAACTGAGATACTTGGTGGCAATGGTACAACAGGAGACTGTAGGAGTTACTTGAAGATTGACGTATTAACAGCCGACACCAAGGTAGGTAGTGCAAAAACTGGCATCAGTACGGCAACTACAGTGATTGGTACTAATGACACCACGATAAGTGGTAATACAACATTAAATGTTAGTGGTACTACAACTGAGAATCATTTACAGGATGTAACTATTAATAATAGTCAGAATTATACCACTCTTACAAGTGGTAACACCGTAATACATTCAAATGGTGCTGTTGGTATTAGTGCAAAGGAAGATATTACAGCAGTATCAACAGAGAATAATGTATATATCACAGCAAATAAAAATCTTTGTGCAAGTGCTGGTGATAATGCAACTCTTTATGGTGAAGATGTAACTAACGTAGGTACAAACTGTAACGGCACTGGAGCATCTACAAACACTAATATCAGTGGTAGCACAATTGGTATTGGCGGTGATACTCTTATTGAGACAATCAACCAAAACAGTACGGTTAATGTTGGTGGCAATTACATAACCAATGTTACTGGAAACACGCAGATGTTCTCTACTGGAAAGACTTGTATTAATTCTAGTGATAATTTGAATATCGGTAGTGATGCTAATACTAATGTCGGTGTTAATTGTGAAGGTAATGTTTACTCAAACAACGTAAATATCAGTGCAACCTCATCAATCAATGAAAGTGCTACAACTGTTAATGTTAAGGGTTCTAGTACCATTAATATTGAAGCACCAACAACCAACGTTACAGGTAATACAACTCTAAATCTTAAAGGAAACACTGTAAATGTATCAGCCAATACGTATTCTTCATATACAACAAGCAAGACTTGTATACTTGCAAACACTGATTTGAATATGGGTGGTAACACAAATACCAGAATTGGTACTGACTGTAACGGTAGTGTATATTCAGATAATACTTTTATTGATGCAAGTAGTAGTGTGACAATAAATGCACCTGTAACAAATATTACTGGTGATACTAACATCAGTGGTGATACCATAATAGAGGGTGACACTATCATTGATGGTAAATTGATTATATCTGGAACAGGTTTGAGCACAAAGCTTAGTTGGACATATGACAATGTATGTAATGCAACTGGCGATAGCACTAATTTCAAAACTGATAAGTCATTTAAGATTCCAAGCTCAGTAGCTCACATAAAGCGTGAAACTTTATCATGGTCATATGGTAGTGTTAGCGACAAAACAGCAGGAGCTTATGACCCAGGTAGCAACACTTCATCAAACTGTACACAGAATAGTAATACTAGCAAGATTACAATACCAAAGAGTATTGACCATCTTGACGAGTGGAATGGAACTTGCTTTATGATTCCTCACAACCTTTGTGTTAGTGGAACAGTGACATCTACTGGTGGTATGTATACTTCTTCAGATGAAGTTCTTAAGGATGACATACATTATATAAGAGGCGAGGAGATTTCAAGAGCTAGGAAGGTTGAACTTAAGTCATTCTATTATAAGAGCGACCCTTCTAAGAGAAAAGTATATGGTGTTATAGCACAGGATTTGGAACGTCTTGGACTTGAGGAACTTGTACACCATGATGAAAATGGTATAAGGTCAGTTGACTATACTGGTCTTCTTCTGCTTAAGATTGCAGCACTTGAAAAGGAGATTTCAATACTCAAGAACAAATTTGATGAACAAAAATAAATAAAATAATAATGAGTCACATGGTTTTCTGTGTGGCTCTTACCAAAAAACTGAAATAAATAAAATGAATTGTGAACCTTGTAATTCCCTTGAGATAACATGTAATCATAATGTTACAATTGGTTATCTTAAAGAGTTGGTGGCAGCTATTCCAGGAGCATGTTGTACAAGAATAACTGTTACTGGTAATGATTCATACTGCCCTACATATGGTGAGCTAACGGGTGGAACTCTAATTCCTAACTTCAGTGATGGTGGTAATTATGCTTGGTCAAATAACGTCGATGGTATTGTAGTAAGTCCTGGCTATTCTAACAACCAATGTGTTGCAAAGAAAGACTTGAAACTGATATATACAGCGTTTGAGAGCCTTGTTGTATCAAATCCCTCTCCTATCGTATCAGAATGTGGAGGGTCAACAACTACAACAAAGACACTCACCTTTAGAAAATATACTAAAGAATGCGATAAGGCTGTTACCTCTACAACACAAGTGGATACAACACTTAGAGTTACTTGGAGTGGAACGGATGGCAGTAATACTGGAACAAAGTCATACCCAATAAATAATAGCTTTACTGACACGCATCCATCTACTGTTTATTGCACAATTAACTGGAGGGGGTGTTCATATACCTCCAATTCTATAACAGTAAGCCAGAAAATAAGAGCGTTTAGCCATTATGATGACTATTCAAGGTCTAGTGGACAAAGTGTTGATGTATCATGCTATCCATATAGCTTCGACTGTAAAGGTGGTACTTCAGAGGCAACTGCAACGTATTACTACACAACGTGGACTGAAAGGCATCATATTGACACATGTAACAGGGATTATTACCAAGAAAATGTTAGCATAATAAGGGATAACACACTTGATGTTAGTAACTACCTTAATGCAACATCTTATACATATGAATGCCAGGTAACAACTGCTGATGAAAGTAGATTTACTTTCGAAGCAACATATGATGGTTTATATGGTAGTGATTCTTGTTGGCAAGTATGCTCTCAGTGTGCAGATTGTCCTCCAAAACCATTCTCATCATATACAGATGTTGAGGTAGCTTGTAGCTCTCTTTCTGCAAGAGTAATAGTAAGTGCGTATACATTCAGTGGAGGTGAACTAGACGGTAGTGGTAACTGTACTGGATGGACATCCGCAGCAACAGATGCATCATATACAAGGGCGTGGACTTGTGATACTGACGGAGGATGGATAGATGAACATATATATGTTACTGGAGCACCTTGTTGTCCAATAACTAGCGCATATACATATGATGATGTGACAATTCCTTGTGAAGCATCTAATAGTAAGACAGTATCTGTTGGATGGACTTGTGAGGTACATAATGCTGACGGTTCAATAACTTATATAAGTGATACAAATCCTAATACTCCAATACCAGCTGTTGCATGTAACCCTACTACATCTACCAAAGAGATTCAATCAAGAATAGTTGCAGAGACACTTGAGCTTTCAAGACCTTTAGTTACACAGTTAGCTGGTCCTTGCTGCCCAGAAAGTGATACATTCAAATATGATGATGTGACTGTATCTTGTTCTGGAATACCTGCAACAACTATGAGTGTTGGATACACACAGTATCATATTGGACCTGATGGTAGCGAAACTGTTACAACCCATACTAACAATGTATCAATATCAGCTGTTGCATGTAATACATCCTCAACAACAATCATACTTCAGACAAATGAGAGTGGAACAACATTAGCTTCTGCAAGACCTGGTATAACACAAGAAGCAGGACCTTGTTGTCCAACAGGCGATACATTCAAATATGATGATATAACAATACCTTGTTCTGGAACTCCAGCAACAACCCAAAGCGTCGGTTATACACGCTATCATTTGAATGCTGACGGAACAACAACTACAACAACTGGAACAAATCCTAATACACCAATACCAGCTGTTACTTGTAACTCAGAGTCAACAACTGTAACTGTACAGACAAATCAGAGTGGAACAACTTTAGATTCAGCAAAACCTGGTATAACACAGGCAGCAGGACCTTGTTGTTGTAACTGTGACAATTTGATAGTATGTGATAGTTATGAAGTAGGCTCAACTGGTGCTTTGAATGTACAGGTTGGATACTTCAATGCAGATACCTGTGTCACTGGACTTACAGTAACTTCATCAGAGAACTGGTTGCGTGGACTATCTGCAAATGCTAATGGTACAATAACTGGCTCTTATGATGATAACCCATCACCAAATCCAGAGAGGACAACAACTGTTACTGTTACAGGAAGTGATGGCACTAGAACTTGTACTAAGCAATATACGTTGAAACAATTCGCAACAACGTGCGAAACTGATAGTTGTACTTGCTATGTTGTTTCAAATGCAACTGGTAGTACTAATTCAACAGCAACATCAACAAGTGTAACTTGGTCTTATACAGCAATAACTTGGACAACAGCTTCAACATGTGCGGTTTCAAGTTCAAAAACTGAAGGAACAAGTAGTACAACAGTTACATTTGCAGCAGCAACATGTAATAACTACACAAAGAATGGAAGCTTTGTATGGACAGGACATAAGTCTTGCGTAACTAGTGGCTGTAGTTCTAACGATATAACTGTTAATTGGAGTGTAGCACAGCAAAGACCAGCAGACTGTGATTGTGATTGCAGTGCATTGACTTTTAGTGAAGAAAGCTTATCTTGGACTTGGGATTTAACAACCCCTAAAACTGTGACTGCAACATCTTCACCATCTAATTGTGTAACCAACATGACATTTGGTAATCTTAATAATTTCACTGTTGAAGGTGAAGACGATAAGATAATAATAACACCAAACGGTAGAAACACAACAAATTCAGTCATAACTGAAATATTGACTGTTTCATTTACATCTGGTACACATACAGATTGTACGAAGGTAATCAATTTGTCACAAACTGCTCCACCTTGTCAGTCAGCAAGCTGTATTTGCTATGCAATCACTAATTCTAGTACAAGTAGTACTGAATCCATTACATGTGATTCCACTGCGGTTACTTTGTCATGGAATTACGAAGAGCGTAGGATAACTAGTGGATATGATTGTTCTGTTTCATCACAGGTTATAAATACTGGAAGTGAAAGCGTTAGAGTTACATTTAGCCCTAATACAAATGGAACTTCATCTGTAACTAGAAATGGTAGCTATACATGGACTGGACATAATAAGTGTGGAAACAACTCATGCACATCAGAGACAATAACAATACCTTGGTCTGTGACGCTTCCTCCATGTGGATGCGACTGTAGTGACATTAGACTAACTAAGGAAAGCTAATAACAAAAAGAAAGTAGCTTGCGTGGCTACTTTCTTTTAACTGAATTAATAATATATAAACATGATAAATGTAGATTTTACGACTAACTCTGGGGAAACTATATATAGTTATTCTTGGCAGAATTGCGGTGGTAATAAAAACGTTAATTTTGAACTTGAAAACCCTAGTTATACGTGGTGTACGGTTACACACACACCAGAGAATTCTAAGGTTAAGATTCATGCAGATGCAGTTCCAGAAAGGCAAAGAGACCCTAGGAGTGCTAAGGTGTTAATGAAAGTGAACGATGTAACATGTGATGAGTACTTTTATGTCTCACAACCAGGACAACCATGTCACTGTTCAGCGTTTATTCCAATCGAGATTGGAGCTACATTTCCTTCATCTGGTGCTGCCGTAGGAACTGTTATAGGTTCATATTATAATGATACTACTTGCGACGCTAGCAAGATAACAATTACTGGTGACCTTCAAGCTGAAGCTGTTGGAGGACAAATAAAACTAACATCAGCAGTTGGTGCTTATAATGATGGTAGAACCTTTAATGTTATTTTCAATTATGATGGGTCTGAATGTACTAGAGGTACTTGTACCCAAAGTGCTGCTTCATGCCGTTGTACAACAATAACAGCAACGCCTTATACATTTGCAGCACCAGACACCTGTGGTGACATTAGACCAGTAACAGTATTAACAATTGATGGCTGTTGTTCAATTGTAACGGGAATAACTGGAACTGATAGTGATAAGTTTACCATAACAACCGCTACTTCTGGTGATTATAAAGTGGTTAAAGCGTGTCCTAGTTCAACAAATATTAGCACAAGTACCGATAGAAGAGCTACCGTATCGGTAACAGCTACTTGTGGAAATGATACTTGTTCTAGCTCAACAACTCTAACACAGGAGCATTCTGGATGTACCCCTAGTGAATGCACATGTTATACAGTATCTAACGCTAGTGTAGTTGATGGGTCAAATTTGACTTGTGAATCAACATCAGCAACTGTTAGATGGAACTTTACTGGATATACTATAACTAAGAATGCAGATTGTACCACAGCAAAGACTCAAGTAGTCCAGTCTTATCAAGATGGAACAGTTAACTTTTTGCCTAATACTGGAGGAGAAACTTCTGTAACAAGGAGCGGAGAAACTGAATGGTATAACCACTTAGCTTGTATTGGTAACACATGTGGGCAGTCTAATGTAAAAGTACCTTGGACTGTAGAATTACCAGCGTGTTCTAGTTGCGATTGTAACTGTTGGTATCTTTTAGGTTTTGAAAGATTTATAGAATATTTACCAGCATCTGGAGTCACAAGCTCTCAATTGGTGGCTAAATATTATCATTCATTAGAAAAATTCACACCATCGTGTTATAACAGTATCGGATTAGGTAATCCTTATGTTATCTACCCAAGTGGTCAAGCAGTATCTATTAATTCGCATGTCACTGCTTATACTGGAACATATAATGGTCAGCCAGCAACAGTATTAGAACTATGGGTAGATAATTTGGATGCAAATCCAGAAACTAATAAAATAAGAATAATAGATTATCCATTTAATATAGGTGGAAACTATTGTATCTCATTTACACTACAACAAGAAGGAGCTGAAATTCAATGTACGTGTGAATACTTTGTTGAGTCTGGTTTAATTAGACCAATAAAAACAAAGATTCCAAATGCTGGTACTAGTGGACAACTTGTTGAAATAGCTAGTGGTAATACGCATGGATGCGGAACTTTGGTTGGATACATAAACGCAACTACTATGATAGATAGTTTCTCAGCTCATACAATAGAAAAAACAGAACGGATTGATGGTAAAGATGTAGTTGTAGACACTGACTACCATTGGTGGGCATCATTCACTGAAAATGATAGCCAAGGAGGTGTTCTAAGAACTTGTGCTCTTTCATTCCTATATTATGACAATGATAATGTTCTACAACCATGTAATCAAGATATTATAATAATGCAAAATCAAAACATATGCACGTGTCCAAGTATAATATCAATAGATTCTACTTATGATATAGATGGAAAGGAACACGGAATTGGTATTCCAGAAACAGCCTATACTAGAAGAGCTACTTTATCAACAAGCGATGGATATATGTGCCAGTTTGTTTTGGCAGAATCTGATTCTTCATGGTGTACTGCATATACTTCCTTTGAAAGGGATGAATATGGAAGTAGTGATTCTGGTGATTTATACATTGAGATAAAAACCACTCCAAACTTTAGCACCCAAACTAGAACTGCAAGAATTACTTATTTTGGAATTTCTAGTCCGCAAAATGGTAGTGGAAACCTTGTAATTAGACCTTATGAACGATATACTAAATCAGATGTGGATGCTATATGTACTTATGAAACATGTAAAAATGCAGGAACTGTAACAGTAAATCAAGCTCCATTTGGTCCTTGTAACTGTACCACTTCTGAATTTGAAGTATATTCCTCTGCTAGGACAGTTAATTATGATGACACAAGTTGGACATTCACATTCAGCAAGAACATATGCGGAGAAGCAACATACACATATCAATTTGTGGATGAAAATGGCAATTCAATTCAAATGTCAGACACCTTTGTAACTGGTGTTACCTTTAACACAACTTCATATAGTGATAGGATAGAGCTTACTTTAGAATTCGATTATAATGGAACTAGTGACCAAGATACAACGGCTAGAGAGGTATATGTTGTTGTTGTAATGACATTACATGATGATGTATATGGTGAAATTTATGTTTGTGAAAATAGGGTTATATTGACACAAAATGGTACTTGTACGTGTGATAGAATGATTGTGGCTAATGGTTATATTTCAGTTGGTGACTCTATGCATGATGATTATGAGGTTAAATTAGCAGTTGTCGGTAAATGTGGCATTATTGACAGTTCAGACATTTCATTTAGTTTTGACCAATATTATGATTGGATTTCACTTAACGGTTTATATGAGAGAGATGGATACATATGGGGTTCATTCAATATTTCTAGAAATACAGGTGGATATTCAAGAAGTGCAAGTTTCACCGTTTCAGTTTATGGTACTGACTGTAGCAAACAATGTACTGTAGAACAAGACCCTAGTGCTTGCTTAAATTGTGCTAAACTGATGAGAAAAATAATGCAAACCACTTCATTACAGTTTACTTGCTGCGAAACAGGTTCAAGTACCAAGACCACAATTGCTAGGCTGCCATACGATTGTAGTGATGTTAGCCAGCTTAGTTATTCTATAAATGGCGGAGGTTGGTTGAGTGCTGGAAACGATACCGATGGTAGCGTATGGGTTATGATTGATAATGAAAACTCTTCTACTAGCGAAAGATATGATGATGTTAGAATTACTCCATTAGATTCAAACGGTCAACAAGTGATTAGTGACTGTTATGTTAATTGCAGGGTTTACCAATCTGGAACTAATCCTCCAACTTGTAATTGTATGTCAGTAACAGATGATGATAGTAATCTACATATCACCGCTGATGAATGGAGTCTTGTTGAAAATGTGTATGTAATACAAGTCCATCGAGAACATCTTGGAACAACAATTCAAATCGGAACTATACAACTTGATGAAGAATTACCATCTTGTTTAGAGTATATTGTAACTAATACACAAGAAAGCTATGCTAAATTGTGGTTGAGGAAAGAAGCTCCAAAAAATTACACTATTTTTGCAGATTTTGGCAGCAATGCTTGTAATTCAGTAACAAGTGCAATTATTAGGGTTGATAATTCAACTAGTTCTATTAAAGAATGTTGGAATCAAATTATTAAGTTTAAATTCCCAGATGCATGTTAAAAAATGGTACTGGAACAGTACAATGTGATTGTGATTCTTTAACTAATGATGGTAATTACTTGCGGTACGGCATCAAGTAATGTTATTAGACATTACGGCTCACAGACATGTTGGAATCAAACTATTGAGTTTATTGATTTACCTAAGTGCTAATAGAACTAAATCCTATAATATTAAAAGGAGTGACAACAGTGTTGTCGCTCTTTTTTTTTATCATTTATTATATATTTTATTAGATAATATTTTGTTTTTTAATATTTTTTATATATCTTTGCATAAAATTATTAAATAATGACTATAAAGATAAATGGAGAACCTAAGATAGTAACAGATATTAGGAATAAGATATTAAAGGAATTTGATGGATTAGTATTCATTGAGGAAGGTCATAAGTATTTTCTAGATGGGGTACAGCTACCATCAGTCTCTGAGGTAACGCACAGGTTCTGTGCTTATCCATTTAATGAAAAGGAGCAGTCAGAGAGATATGCAGAGACTCATGGTGAGACAGCACAGTACTGGCTTGATAAGTGGAAGTTTACGAACCTTGTGGCAACAACATCTGGTACATTGACCCATGAATATGGAGAAGGCCTTGGTTGGCTTAAGAATGGACATCCAGAGTTCCTTCCAGAATCATGTAAGCCAAAGTACGTAAAGGATAAGAACTGGCTAATACCTACTAGACCAAAGGAGGAGGCTGTATTGAAGTTCTACAATGAATTGAACGAGAATCTTCATTTTGTGTTGGCTGAGACGAAAGTGTACACTGGAAAGAACAAGGAGCTTACTAATCTAAAACAAGATTACTGCGGAACGTTTGATATATTGTTCTACTATAAAGACCCAGAGGATGATTCAAAGAGTGGGTTGTGTATATTCGACTTCAAGACAAATAAGGATTTAAGAAAAGATTTCAGCAGAGAGCATGGAAAAATGTTATTACCACCGTTTACGGATTTCTACGAAGAACCATTAAGCTACTATACAGCTCAGTTATCATGCTATCAGATACCGCTTGAGGATATAGGTTTAAAGGTGATAGCGAGAAGAATCGTATGGCTTAAAGATGATGGTAGTTATGAATTAATCGGATTACAGAATGTTACAGATAGATTGAGGAGTGTGTTATGACAAAGACAAAGAAGATTATCCTGGGAGGCATTGCTGGAATGATGCTGACCAGTTTTATTTCATCGACGTATTTCTATACGTTTTTTAGAAGAGCTATGAGAAAGCTAGATAATGGTTTCAAGGAGTGGGATTTTAATTTTTGATGGTTATGGAATTTGAGAACATTTATATAGAAAAAAGGTGGAGTAAGGAAGTAATAGAGAAGAGGTTGGAAAACCTAAAGAAGATAATACCACCAAGTATTGTTGATGCGGAAATTACGGTTGCAAAAATTAAGGCTGATGACGAACTTGATGCGTTATATCTTGCATATTACTCTCTGAAGGATAGTTACTGTAAGATTAAGAGAAAAACATTCGGTATACCAAAGAACGTTAAATATACGCCAAAACGTGTAGCATGGTATAGCAATGACTGGAGTGCTTGCTACGATAATACTGAATACTTCTATCCTTCTACAACAGCAACTACAAGTGCCACGATATACACCTACAATGCAAATGACTATTTTAACACATGGGCAACAACAACTATATTAAACAGATAAAACATGAAAGTAATAGTATTGTCTCATTATATATTTGATGAGAGGATGAAGAAGCTTGGAATCAATGATGAGAACGTAGAAGACACTGGAAACTTCTATATATCCATCATAGGGACTCCAGAATGCCTTAATTACTACCTGGATGAAGGAGACACTAGACACTACTTTAAAGACCACCAGAACGTCTTAAATCTCGATTTCGATGATATAGGGGATGATGTTAGGTATAATGGTCACCTGTTCAAGACGATTACTATGGAACAGGCTGAGAAGGCAGTGGATTTCATTCAGACAATGATAGAAAAACATCCAGAGAATATATTTATACATTGTAGGGCTGGAATGAGCAGGTCTAGGGCATTTGCAGAATTTATATATAGGTTCTGTAGGGAACATGACATACCTCTTGACTATGAGGACAGAAACGACTACACAACGATGTATAATCATGGTGTCCTTAACAGACTTAACCACGCCTACTGGAAGAAACACGGACTTGGTATGTATGAAAAGAAGGATACGGGGTATCCAGAAGAGTTTGTCAACACGCCAGTCGTAGAAATAAACAGGGAGAGAACAAGAGAAGCTTGGAAACTCAATAACCAGAAGAAGATATAATGGAAGAGCTTAAATCGTTTTATGACCTTGCAGAGAAGGTAGAACCTTGGAATCCATCAAAGGAGTTCCTAGAGGGCTTCAGCAAGTATATGGAGGAGTCCATAAGGCAATCGAGGATAAATATGGCAAAAGCTATTGAATCTGCAAGCAAAATCTTTATATTTTAATTATATGAATAATTTCGATGTGAGAGATTACGAGGACGGTATGAATGTCCTCTATCACCAAGAGTCCCTTGAAGCCCAGAGAATGATGGAGGTTTATCTTGGTAGAAAAATTAAGAGAGATTCATGTACCAGTTGTTACAGATACCCTAACTGTAGGATATACAGGGAATGTGGAGATATTGGTATTAATTGTGACGAGTATTATAAGGAAGAGGAAGAAGAGTTATGAGATACGAGGGAATTATAGATGAAATCCTCTATTATGGGGAGAGAAGTAAGGACGGAAGGTGGATAATCCCCATTGCAGTTGACTGGGATTACACTATTACCAGTTGTTCATCATGGAAAGAAGGAACTATGGACATAAACTATAAGGCTTTCAAGGTGATGAAACGCTGGATTGAGGAGTACAACGTAGGTTTCATCCTTGATACAATGAGACATGACGAGATACTTGTAGAACCTCTTAAGATACTAAAGGAAAACGGAATCGAGCTGTATGGTATTAGAAAGAATCCACAGCAGGATAAGGATGGTAATTCGGTAACTAAGGCATGGGCAGTATTTAGTATTGATGACCGTAACGTAGGTATTCCAGTAACTATGGCAGAAGGCTGTGACAGGCCTTGTGTTGACTGGGACAAGGTAGATGAAATAATGACACCGATTCTCGAAGAGATAAGTGCCACACTAAATAAAGTAAGACTATGAATGAAAAGTATGTTTTGATTAAACCATACGTATGTAACTACGGAACATTGCCAGAGGGTAGTGAGATAATCTATTTCAGAGGACAGTTCTACTTAAATGGAGGACCAATTCCACAGGTATGGAATAGTCTATTTAAGAAGATAATTGGTGATACTGAATATGTAAGGAAGGTAAAGATACAGAGAAATGAATTCTAATTATGGGTAATAACGATATTTTCTGGAATAAGATGAAAAAGTATAACATGGGCGAAGAAGGTGTATATGATTTATCAGATGCAACACCAAGCGAGCTTATGGATATACTTGCGGAAGATGAAAATAATCTAACAGATGAAGACCGCTCATTCCTAAATACCCTCTATGATAAACTCAAACAACTTGAAGGAAAAGAGGTTATTGACAATAATGGAAAAATATACAAAATGATTGCAGAGAATTAATGGATAGTAAGAGATTTCTAAGAGATAGTGACAGTACTGGCAGGTTTATCGTTAAATCCAAGGCTACTGGTAAGAAATACTTCGTTGAGGTTATAGGTAACACTCATGCGGCAGATTGGGGAGACCTAGACCCAGCCACAAAGAAGATGACAGGTTCATATGGTGAGAGATATGAAGGCTGCGTACCAGAGAAGGATTCTCTAATAACAAAGGAAAACGGCTTTGATAAGATAACGATGCTAGACCCAGGAGTTTCCCCGTTCGATGAAATTGAGAGAAGGGACAGGGAATACGAAGAAAAAATGAAAAATAATTAATTAAAAAAAACTATATAGTTATGAGTAAGATTAAGTATTTCCATCTGTACGGAAATGCAGAAGGTGCAGATGGTAAGAACCACGTTGTTACGGTGGTAGGAAAGCTGGAACAGGGAAAGAAGACAGTAGAGTTTACTGAGAATGTTCCAATTGAGGTTAAGGAGAATTCGTATGTCAACGGTGAGTTGAAGTATTCTCGTAGAATTATGAACAGAAAGCTGACAATTGGTGCGTCAATTTGTCATCCACTTGATAGATTCGACCTTGAAAAGGGTATTGAGATTGCTAAGGCAAGAATTGAGAAGGGTAATGACCTTGGTGTACTTGAGACATCATCTGTTACCATGCTTACCGACGATGCTATTATGGCAGAACTTTTGGTGAAACTTCAGTATATGATTAACAATATTGATGAATATTTACCAGAGGAATAATACTAATTATTAAAAAAGTTTAAAAAAAAGTGGGATTATTTGCTAGTCTCACTTTTTTTTTATATCTTTGCACAAAAAATTAAGGCAATAATACAGCAGTTGGCACAAAAATATAATTATTACAACAATATAGTATGTTAAAGAAAGACAAAGAAATAGTTAAAAAGTATCTTGGCAGTAGCCTTTTTGAATTAATATCCCCCAAAAAGGATAGGAGGTGGTATAGTAATACCCTTATACAAGGGTATGTTAACTTTATTGTAATTCTTACAAAACAAGCAAAAGAAGAAGGTAACTGTATTAATGAAATACTTTCATTACAAAAATCAGAAGGTTTTGAAATGAAAGCTATTGAGCATAGGCACGGTGATTCTTATGTTTATACATTTGAACTTGTTAACAAGCAAAATAATTAATTTGTGCCATCTTCTATATCATTACCAAAATTAATGAATATGGACAAATTTATTAAAATTGCTAGTAGTATAGCTATACTTTCTGTTATGTTATTTGGGTTGGCAGAATACAGAATAAGAAAAATAATTTCACGAGATTAGTATTAGGATATGGGTGCTTATATCAATTATTGGAAAGTAGAAGATAAAATAGCAAAAAACCATAGAGGTGAAAGTCCATACATATTCTCGTTTATTGGCGGCTCTTGGTCAATGAGTGAAATACGCAATAAAGCTAAGGAGCTATATGAGAAAAATGTTTGTGACGGTATCCTCTATAGGGTAATAAGAGAGAATCCTTGGGGAGAAACTATTAAATGCTACTTTATTTACTATGATGGTAAGGTATTTCACAAACAAGATTACATAGACAATATTGGACTAATGTTTGAGCCATTTATTCAAGATGGTGAAGAAATTGTTCCAGCGTTACCAGTTTATTGAAAAAAAATACTATAACGTATAGTTTGGCACGGTTTTTGCAGTATGGATAACGTGAAGGAAATATACGAATACAACCGTTTAGACCGTAAATATGTTCTCATGATAGGTGAGGATGGTTCTGTCAAGTTGACAGACTACAGTAAGACGGATGGTGTTGAAATGCACAAACCAACTATTGTAGACATTGCTGGAGGGAAGGGATGTAAGAGAATTGAATATGGTATTAATCCAACCGCAGGTAGGTCTTCAATTCCATTCAAGAACTGGGGAGACGGTGAGTTGGATAAACATTGGACACAGATAAAGTAATGGAGAAAAGAGTAAGAGAAATATATGAGGGTGACTGTGTTATGAAAGACGCAAAATACCTTTTACTAATATACGACGATGGGAGTTTAAAGTTAACATGGTACTGTGGTGAGAGGATTGTTGAGGAAAAGAATCCTACGCTTAGAGCAGCAGGTAGTGGTCTCAGACTGGAGTACGGGGAAGGGGATGTAAAATCTTCAATGCCGTTTACCAAATATGCTGACGGAACTCTCGACGATAAATGGGTGAAAATAAAATAACTTTGACATAAAAATTGTAGAAAATGGGAAAAATTATTGGAATTGACCTTGGAACATCAAACTCATGTGTTTCGGTGTATGAAGGAAACGAGCCAACTGTTATTGTGAACAGTGAAGGTAAGCGCACAACCCCATCAGTAGTGGGTTTTGCTGAAAATGGTGAACGTAAGATTGGTGAGCCTGCTAAGAGACAGGCTATTACCAACCCTAAGAACACCGTTTACTCAATCAAGCGTTTCATGGGTGAGACATATGAGCAGTCTAAGAAGGAAGCTGAGCGTGTTCCTTTCGAGGTTGTGAATGAGGGTGGTTACCCACGTGTGAATATTGATGGACGTAAATTCACTCCACAGGAAATTTCAGCAATGATTCTCCAGAAGATGAAGAAGACTGCTGAGGACTACCTTGGACATGAGGTTACAGAAGCTGTTATTACTGTTCCTGCTTACTTCTCTGACTCACAACGTCAAGCAACTAAGGAGGCTGGACAGATTGCTGGTCTGGACGTTAAGCGTATTGTTAACGAGCCTACAGCTGCTGCTCTTGCCTATGGTATTGACAAGGCTGACAAGGACATGAAGATTGCCGTATTCGACGCTGGTGGTGGTACGTTCGATATCTCCATCCTGGAGTTCGGTGGTGGTGTCTTTGAGGTACTTTCTACCAATGGTGATACTCACCTGGGTGGTGATGACTTCGACCAGGTAATCATCGACTGGTTGGTACAGGAGTTCAAGAACGATGAGGGTGCTGACCTTACGACTGACCCAATGGCTATGCAGCGTCTTAAGGAAGCTGCTGAGAAGGCTAAGTGCGAGCTTTCAGTAACCAATAGCACTGAGATTAACCTGCCTTACATCATGCCTGTGAACGGAACTCCTAAGCACATGGTGAAGGAAATTACTCGTGCTAAGTTTGAGCAGTTGTCAGATAGTTTGCTTAAGCGCCATATCGAGCCTTGTAAGAAGGCACTGGAGGACGCTAAGCTGACAGCAGCGGATATTGATGAGGTTATCCTTGTCGGTGGTTCTACACGTATTCCTGCATTGCAGCAGATTGTAAAGGATGTATTTGGACGTGAGCCATCCAAGGCTGTAAACCCAGACGAGGCAGTATCTATTGGTGCTTGCGTGCAAGGTGCTGTCCTTAACAAGGAAGGAGGAGTGGGAGATATCGTACTGCTTGACGTTACTCCATTGACACTGGGTATTGAGACAATGGGTGGTGTGATGACCAAGCTGATTGATGCTAACACCACTATTCCTTGCAAGAAGAGCGAGGTGTTCTCTACCGCAGCTGACAATCAGACTGAGGTAACTATCCATGTGCTCCAGGGTGAGCGTCCTATGGCTTCTCAGAATAAGAGTATCGGTAAGTTCAACCTTACTGGTATTATGCCAGCTCGTCGTGGTATTCCTCAGATTGAGGTATCATTTGACATCGATGCCAACGGCATCCTCAAGGTTACTGCCAAGGATAAAGCTACTGGCAAGGAGCAGGCTATCCGTATTGAGGCTTCATCTGGACTTAGTAAGGAGGAGATTGAGCGCATGAAAGCTGAGGCTGAGAAGAATGCAGAGGCTGACAAGAAGGAACGTGAGGTTGCTGATGCAATCAACAAGGGTGACCAGCTTATTTTCGCCCAGGAGAAGCTTATTGAGGAGCAGAAGGACAACATTACCTCTGACGAGAAAACGAAGCTTGACGGGCTTGTAAATAGCCTTAGAGACGCTGTAGCTGCCAAGGATGTGAACAAGATTAATGAGATTGAGAAGTCCATCAACGATACATGGAACGAGGTATCTCAGAGAGTCTATGCTTCACAGCAAACGCAGCAGACTTCACAGCAGGCATCTGACGAGGCAGCAGCATCAGAACCAGCCCAGGAGCAGCCTAATGTGCAGGATGCAGAGTTTGAGGAAGTTTCATAAGTCATGAAAAGAGACTCTTTCTATTTTGCACAGTTCAATTTCCATTGCCCTCATTGTGGTGGTAGTTTTCGTGGAGAGGTTCATAAAGCACCGCCATATCGCAATGGGCATAGGGAGGTTTCAACAAACTGCCCACATTGTAGTGCAGTTGTAACAAAAGAAGTTACTAGTGTTTAAATGACTTGGCAAGGTTGATACATATTTCATTAATAAGTCTGAGGAATTTCCCAACGATTCCTCAGATTTTTGTAGTTTTGTTTTATGAGTGAAGAAGACGTTTTTGCTATAAAAGATATATTACAGAATAGAATTGGGACTAATAAAATTGTTTTTAGAGACAAGAACGGTAAATTAGACCCTATTGTTTTTGACAATATTAGTATTGTTGGTTTATTCATTAGTGGTGGTGGAATATTATGGCTAGTGGATGATACTGAGGTTAAGCATGATATGTTTGGTGACATAAGACCTTGGTATTTTCATGACAAATACTATGCTTTAACGTTTCCGCATGACTGTGAACAGAAATTACTTGAAAAACTTGGAATTTAAAAATAAAATATATATCTTTGCACTAAAATTATAACTTTTTCATAATATGAGAAAAGATTACTACAATATTCTTGGTGTCAGCAAGGATGCATCAAAGGATGATATTAAGAAGGCTTTTAGAAAACTTAGTATCAAGTATCATCCAGACCGTAACCAAGGTGATAAGAAAGCCGAGGAGAAGTTCAAGGAGGTGGCTGAGGCTTATGAGGTTCTTGGTGATGATGAGAAGCGTAAGCAATATGATAATCCAGCATCTAATTTTGACTTCAAAACCAGTGGCGGTCCAGACTTCGGTGGTATGAACATTGATGAGATACTGAGACATTTTGGTGGATTCGGTGGTTTTGGTGGATTTGATTTTGGTGGTGAGAGAAAACCGAAACAGGTGGTAGGTAGTAGCATACAAATCACTTTTAAACTCACACTGAAAGAATTATTTGATGGTGTTACCAAGAAGATTAAGTATAACCGTTATGAGCTTTGCGGTGAGTGTAACGGAACTGGTATGACATCTGAGAGCAAAAAAAGAACTTGTAAGTCATGCGGTGGAACTGGTAATGTGTTCTCATCTAATGGATTTATGAGTATGACAAGCACTTGCCCTCAATGCGGTGGTAAAGGGCATATTATCGAGAATCCATGCAAGAAATGTAACGGTCACGGTATTGTATTAACATCAAAGGAGGTTGAACTGAAGTTTAACAGAGGGAGTTTTCATGGACAGGTATACCAGTTTGCAGGATTGGGAAATTTCCCACCTCATGGAAATGGCTCTCCAGGAAATTTGATTGTTAACATCGCACAGATTCCAGATGAAAGATTTGACAGGGTGGGTGAAGACCTTTTCTTCACCCTAGAAATACCAGTGTTGAAGGGTATAATAGGCGGTGAAACGACTGTCGAAACAATTGATGGAAAAATTATAACGGCTAAAATACCACGGGGTACTGAGGATGGCACACAACTCAGATTCAAGGGTTATGGTATGCCAAAATTCAACACAAACAATAGGGGCAATATGATAGGAGTTGTGAAACTCGTAATGCCAAAAGCAATAACAGAAGACGAAAGAAAACTATTGGAAGAACTTTGCGAAAAGGATAATTTTAAGTAACAATAATTTATGGAAAGAGAAAGAAGTTTCACACGCTACGTGAAGAGCGAGAATACGTTTCAACCCATAGGAGAGACGAGGGACGTTCTTCCATCTGGCTTCTATGAGCCAGTTTACGATTCTTATCATGGAAAGGCATTCTTCAGCAGGAAGGAAATCATAATGCCTAAGTTGTATATCCTACCAAATGATATCCAGACAACGATTCTTGATGACATCAAGAGATTCTGGGAATCAGAGGATAGGTACAGACAGTTTGGTAATGTTTATAAGAGGAACATACTCTTGTATTCATTGCCTGGTAATGGCAAAACATCACTTATTAATATTCTGGCACATAAGCTAATAGAAGAATACGATGGTGTTGTTATATTCATTGATAACACGCAGGCACTCAGTTCGTATCATGTGTGCATGGAGCGACTGAGGGATATTGAGCCTAACAGGAAGATTGTAACAATCATTGAGGATTTCGAACGTCTGTCAAAGGATGACCACTATACAGCCATGCTGTTGCAGTTGCTTGATGGTAATACACAGTTTGATAATGTTGTTACTATTGCAACAACTAACTATCCGCAGATACTTGAGAAGAGATTTACTTGTAGACCAAGCAGATTCAACCTCGTTATCGAGTATAAGAAACCTACTGAGGATGTGAGGAGAGCTTACATCACTATGAAGTTAAAGGATGCTGGACTGGATGTTGAGGATGAGACAATTAAGAAGGACATAGAGAGGTATACTGTAAAGACTGAAGGATTCACGTTTGACTTCTTGAAAGAAGTGATACAGGGTATTTACGTAGACCAGATACCAGAGGTGACACTGTTTGACAGACTCAATGAGATTATCAAGAAGAATGGTAGGATTACTGTTACTGAGGAAGAGACAAAGCAGATTGGCTTCTCTACTGGTGCAACACTATCAAACTCTGTCACAGAACCAACAGACCCAATAGGGGTTGAAGAAGCCGATGAAGTGTCTGAGGATTGGGCTGTAAAACCAGCTAAACAACGAGCAGCAAACTTAAAAATTAAAGGATTTTATACACCTATTGCGAAAGAAATGGGTATAGGAGAGGAAGATGCTAAAAACGATTAAGGACGTAGACCTTTTCGAACATGTTAAGGAATATGACGTGGTGCTGATAGGAACTAATACCTATTGCACCATGTCTCAAGGTATACAGTTGAAGGTTATGCTCAACTACCATTACGTACAAGAGAAGAATATGGAAACCAAGTATGGAGACCCAGAGAAGCTTGGTACTATTCTAGAATGTACGGCAGATGGAGAGCCAACCTTCTGTCTGTGTTTTATCACGGCTGGTTATAATTTCAGACCAGACCTCCAAAAAGACTACTTATCCTATGAATCTCTTGAGAAATGCCTCAAACTTATTAATATTTTATATAAAGGGAAACGAGTTGCTTGTCCCTTACTTGGTAATAGCAGGTTCGATGGTAATGGTGATAAGAATAGAATATTAGACATATTCACTAATACTATAACGGATGTTGACCTAGACATCTATGACTACCATCAGAAGAGTAGGGCAGAGGAAATGAAGGAGATTAGAGAGAAGGAGCTTGAGGTTAAAGCTAAAGACAGGAAAGCGTACTACGAAATGGTTGCTAAGAGAAAGAAAGAAGCTGAGGAAAGATTTAAGAAAAACGGACATAGAAGATATTAGATATATGGTAATACATTTACATTTAACTGAAGACCACTTGAAGCTGGTCAAATTCCTCAACATTGAGGATAAGGATGACGATATAATCGCCATTAACAAGAACGTCATGCTGACGTTGCAGACACACATTCTGGATGATGTGGCTACAGTCCTTGGATATAGGGACAAGGCAATAAAAGGTACAGAGGAAGACCCAGATGGTGCTGCATATCCAGATGATGTGGAGAAATATCTACTGGATACCTATCATTATGTATCAGACAATCTATATTACATAGAGACACTTATTCACCAGAGGTGTACACAAGGTGTAGTACCTGGTCATTATAAGGCCTTAGACAGAGACTTGTTATGGGAATATGTAGAGGGTTAACAAAAATTAAGGATATTATTTTGGTTATGTCAGATAAATTCTGTAACTTTGCACCCGATAATGACTACGAAGACCCAGTTGGGGCGTTGGCTACTGATGTGGGTAAGAACATCCCAGTACTTGAGGGTGAAGATGCTGAACGTTTTATCCTCATGATGGAAGAAAACGAGAGGAAGGCAGCTGAGCGTGCTAAACTCCCCCCAACGAAGGAGGAAATAGAGAGGAGACTAAGCTGCGCTAAGATTATGTATGACTTTCAGAAAAGACAACTTGAAGAATTAGAACAAGAAATAAAAAGGCTAGAAAAATTAAATGCTGAAACCGAAGAAAAATGATTTGACCCAGAGGTTTAGGGTTAATGATGAGATTCGTTTCTCTGGTGACGTTAGAATCGTAGGTGAGGGTATCGAATCAAAGGTGGTCTCAATTAACGAGGCACGTAGAATTGCCGAGAGTATGGAATTAGACCTTGTGGAAATACAGGGTAGACTAGAGATTCCAGTTCTTAGGATATGTAACTACGAAAAGATGCTATATGAGATTAAGAAAATCGCAAAGAAGGCTAAACAAAATGCGAAACCTCTTAAAGAGATACAACTTAGCGTTAACATTGCTAAGCATGACCTCGAAACAAAGGTTAATAACGCAAGAAAGTTTATTGAGGAAGGCAGCAGAGTTAAAGTGGTACTTACCATGAAGGGCAGAGAACTGTCAAGACGTGAGGAGAACAAGAGGTCTATACTGGAGTTTATCGTCATGCTTGAAGACGTTGCTGTTCCAGAGGCAGCACCACGTGATGAGAACAATAAGACCACTGTCATATTGAAAAAAAAGAATTAACAATGTTACAAACAATAAAGGAATAAGAAAGAATGGCTTTAGTAGTAAATTTGAAACAGACTGACACTGGTCTTGTTTGCCGTAGTGAAAACACCAAACGTTTCTACAACGACATCAGAAAGTACGATGTTCCAGACAAGGAAGAGGAAATCAAGATGTTCGCTGAATTTGCCAAGTACAGGAATCTACTGAATGAGGCAAAGGAGAATCATGATTTGGAGGCTATTAAGAGATACGAACCTAAGATGATTAAGGCTCGTGGTCTTATTATTGCCGCAAACCAGAGACTTTGTGTTGCAGCAGCGAAGAACTGGGCAACCACAGACACATTGATGGACTACGTGAACGAGGCTAACATAGGTCTTGCAGAAGCTGTAGATAAGTTCGACCATACGAGGGGATTTAAGTTCGCCAGTTATGCTATGTGGTATGTGAAGAGAGCTATCGAAGAGTATCATCACAACGTCAAGCCAATAGTCCACAGAACCAACAACTCTAAGACATGGAGTATTGTTTCTAAGGCATCAAGCGAATTTATGCAGGAGAACGAGCGTAACCCTAGCGCAGAGGAACTGTTGGATATTGTCAATAAGAAGCTCAAGAAGGGTATCAAAGACAAGAATGACCTGCTTAACCTGCATGTTACGATGGTTGATGACTACTCTCCATCTGACGAGGAATCAACTGTAGGGTTTGCTGACCTCATGGATTACAACCGTGCAAGTTCCTCAGCCAATGACTATGAGGCTAAGTCTGAGAGTGATTTCCAGAAGACTATGGTTTCCTCGCTATTAGAGATACTAACACCACGTGAGCAGAAAGTTATTCAGATGCGCTTTGGTCTTATCGAGGTTAACGGCATTAAGAGGGAGTTTGAACTTTCTGAGGTGGCACTAGAACTTGGTTTGACATCTGAGAGAATCAGACAAATGGAGACTGCCATACTCGCAAAGCTGAAAAGAGAATATGAAGAGAGAATCTTCTCCTCCAAGTAAAAAAATAATGGACTACTACCACGTGTAATAGTCCATTTTTATTTGTTATGCCTTAACAGCCACCTGTCCACTTGAAATCATATCCTCAAGTTTCTGTGCAACCCTACTGGTCATAGGTCTCTCACCATTAAGTATCTTTCTAAGCTGTGACTGAGCACCCTCGTCAGTATGGTCTGGGAATATTTCCCTTGCAACTGCTGCAATATCTGTTTTCTCTGGGTCGATTCTGTCTGCAAGCTGTCTATAGTCACCAGCTGCAACGTCTCTGTTCTTCTCCTTATATCTTGTGAAGTTATATCTTTCACTACCTCCACCCTTCTTTTTACGCATTCTGTATTCAGCTTCTTTTTTCTTTTTAAGCTTTTCCTTGTACTTCTTTACTGCAAGGTCATGTGCTTCTTTATCGCTGAAACCTTTATTCTGGTATTTAAGCTGTAACCTTCTGATGTTCTTATAGTGCTTCTCTTCCTCTGGGTTCTTATACACCCTTTCAGAGAGAATAGTCTTTTCCACTTCTTCACGTATGATTTGTGCTATATAATCCATAATATTTTAGTTAATAAACGTTATAATATACCTATAAATACATTTTTTTCTGAAAAAAGTTCTCTAATTATTTGGAATTAAAGAAAAAAATATATATCTTTGCACCACGATTCAAAAAAGTGAGAAAATATGAACACAAGAACAAGAACACAGACAACGAATAGGTTCGTTGAGACAGTAGGGTTTAGAGCAACAACCCTTACAGAGAATGGAGCAGTTACTAACGTTACTACTGGTAGCCAGATAGTTGACCAGTTCGGTAAGGCAGGTAACTTCAGAGGTCGTCCTATCGCAGATGTGTTCACTGACCAGGCAAGAATCTGGGAGGAGAACGCTGAGGCAGCTCTCCGTTTCCCATTCTACCTTCGTATGGTTACACGTAAGGTGAAGGTTAACAAGGAGAACGAGACTGACAAGGTTCAGAACGGACAGGGTGCTCGTGATGAGTCATTCAAGCGTTTTCTTTGGATTGCCAAGGAACACCCATCAACCTTCTACAACAACGTATGGGCATTGCCTATTGTTGGTTCATGGAAGGACATTTGGACAATGTTGTTCTACGACATTCACGAGGGTACGAATGCGCTGAATCATGAGGCGATGTTCGAAATCATTGCACAGGGTTTGCTTTGCGATACCCATGTTGACCTGGTGAAGAAATATATGCCTCGTATCAAGAGCGAGAGTAAGTGCAAGACTGAGTGGACTAAGACAACTAACAAGTTGGCTAAGGAGTTCGCTAACTTCATGAACCTGTCCTACAAGGAGTACAACAAGCTGAAGACCAGCGGTAACGCACATGACTTCCAGAAGCTTATCTGTTCACGTAACTACGGTGAGTTGAACTGGAATCATATCCCAGGTCGTGCTCTGAATCTACTTGTAACCAGCAAGTTCCTTTCAAACCACAATTTGAAGGACGCTTACACCAAGTGGATAATGGGTAAGCCTGTGGCAAAGTTTACTGGATACGTCTTCGAGCTTGCCAAGAAGCTTCGTGATGCTGGTGTCTACAGAGGATATGCTCACAAGGCATTGTCTCCAGAGGTCAAGCACACTATCGATGCTCAGTTTATGGGCTTGGTAGAACAGGCACGTAAAAACGGTAAGATTACAGGTAACGTATGGTGCGCACTTGATACCAGCGGTTCAATGAGTACACGTGTGAATGGTCTGAATGACGTATCTTGTAGTGACGTTGCCAACTCTTTGGCAATCTTCTTCAGTGAACTTAACACTGGAGCGTTCCACAACAAGATTATCATGTTCGACAACAAGTCATACCCATACGACCTCAAGGGTGATTCATTCTGCGACAAGGTGATGACACTACCAGGTGTTCCTTGTGGAGGTACTAACTTCCAGTCAATCGTAGAGGAGATTGTGAAGATTCGTAAGGAGCATCCAGAGATTCCTCTGGAGGACTACCCAAAGACCATCCTTGTGGTATCAGATATGCAGTTCAATCCTGCTGGTGGTGGCTACTATTCACGTCAGCGTACTGAGCCAACCAACTACGAGTACTCAAAGAAGACACTCAAGACTGTCTTCCCAGATGAGTTCGTTGAGAGTATGTCGTTCATCTGGTGGGACGTAGCTGCAAGATACGGTAACACTCACTACGAGGGTGACTGCAACACTCCAGGTTGTTACTTCTTCTCTGGCTTCGATGGTAGTATTATATCGATGCTGCTTAACGAAGAGGCGGTGAAGGATGAGGTAACTGGTGAGGTTCGTAAGCCTACAGCCGAGGAGCTGGTAATGAAGGCTCTGTCACAGGAGATTCTGAATTACATCAAGCTCTGAAGAAATAAAAGGTGCTAGTTAACGCTAGCACTTTTTTTGTTAAATAGAGTTAAGTAATTTTGATAATTCGCTTATTTTTTATATCTTTGCAGAAAAGATATTAATTATGAAGGAATTTGTAAGATTGTTTAATTCATCAGCCCTGGCTGGTATTTGTATCGCTATGGGTGGTACTGCGTTTATGAAGGTAGGGGGTCTGTGGGGCGCTATACTCTTCTCATTTGGACTCATTACCGTAGTTCACTATGCTTTCAAACTTTATACTGGTACTGCTGGTTTCTTCAAGCCAGACAGTGTAAAGGAGTGGATAGAGCTGCTAGTTATCATTTTCGGTAACGCCATTGGTTGTGGACTCATGTCAATCCTCCTATGGAGTACTTCCCCAGAACTGATAGAAGCATCAAGTCAGATTCTACATAAAAGATTAGATGCTGGTGCATTTAACTGTTTCCTTGCCGCAATCTGTTGCGGATTTATTATGACAACAGCGGTGCATTTTGCTAGAAAGAGACACTTCCTACCATTGCTATTCGGTGTACCTTTATTCATTATGTGTGGATTCACACACAGTATAGCCGATGCATTCTATTTCCTATGTAGTAAGGAGTTTATAAGTGGAAGTGTTATTGCTATATGGATAGCTGAGATTCTTGGAAACTTCGTAGGTTGTAACCTGTACAGGATGGTAATTCCTAAACAGCCAGGTTAAAGCTTGTTAAATAATTTGGAAATATAATTTTTTTAATATATCTTTGCATCCGTAATGACCAGGGAAGAAATAATTCTTAGGACAATTATGTATTTTTTCAAAAAAAGTAAGAATAAGAGTAAGGGAAAAAGCAGCAGTAGGAAGAAGGGTGGAAACCCGAACTCCAGGCAGAAGAGGAAAGCTAGGATGGAAAGTATAACAGAGACACAGAGGCTTTCCATCGTTAATGCTGTCCTAAGTAAAAGAAGGCTGCTAGTATATACGGATAGTTTATAACATTATATAAGATAATATGAATCCATTACTTAAAGAATTGAAAGAGAGAGGACTTATTGCAAGTCTCTCTGGCAACCTCGAAGAGTTGCTCAGTAAGCCAACTGTATTTTATGTAGGTACTGACCCCACAGCGGACAGCCTACACCTTGGACATTTGCTGGCATTTACAACTGCCAAGCTTCTTCAGTCCTATGGCCATAAGCCTATCGTTCTGTTGGGAGGTGCTACGGCTTTCATTGGAGACCCATCGTTTAAGTCAGAAGAGCGCAAGCTTCTGAGTGCTGAAGTAGTCGAGCATAACATCGAGGGTATCCGCAAACAGGTGAGTAGACTGCTTCACTTTGATAACAACGACCCAAAGGCTGCTATTCTGGTTAATAACTACGATTGGATGAAGAATTTCTCTTTCATCGATTTCGCACGTGAGGTTGGTAAGTGTATCACCGTTAACTACATGATGGCAAAGGACTCTGTAAAGAAGCGTCTTGAGCGTGAGGGTAGTGGTATGTCATTCACTGAGTTTACCTATCAGTTGTTACAGGGTTACGATTTCGTCGAGTTGTACCAGAACTATGACTGTAAGCTACAGATTGGTGGTAGTGACCAGTATGGAAACGGTACTACTGGTATTGAACTGATACACAAGATGCTTGGAAAGGACGATGCTTGTATGTTGACATGGCCTTTGGTAACTAAGGCTGATGGCACAAAGTTCGGTAAGTCAGAGAAGGGTAATATCTGGCTTGACCCAGAGAAGACGAGTCCATACGAGTTCTTCCAGTTCTGGATGAATCAGTCTGACGAAGACTCAGAGCGTTTCATAAAGCTGTTCACCCTCATCCCTCTTGAAAACATCAAGACTATTATTGAGCAGCATCGTGAGAACCCAAGCAAACGTTACTTGCAGACTGTACTTGCTGAATACATGACTGAAATGATTCATGGTCATGATGCAGTGCTTGGTGTGAAACAGGCTACTGCATTCCTGTTTGGCGGTATTGGCCTTGACGAAATGGATATTAACGGATGGAAGTTCGTTGAGTCAGAGGTTGCTACTGTTGAGATACCAAAGGAACAGCTTGCCAGTGGTGTGACTGTTATCGACCTTGCAACCATGCATGACAAAGTGCCTTCAAAGTCCGAGGCTCGTAAGCTTATCAAGGCTAACGGTTTCTCCATCAACAGGGAGAAGGTTACCGACGAGAAGGTAGTTGTTGATGCTGGTAGTCTAATCAACGGCAAGTATCTACTTCTCCAAAAGGGTAAGAAAGATTATACGCTAATTGTGGCTAAATCCTAAACAATATATATCATGGCAACTAGGAGTTGTATTATCGTAAAAGTTAGAAATTCTGATGTTGGGTCAACACAAAGATATTCTGACGAGAAGTCTAAGTCTCCAGCCAGTGATTGGGGTGGAGAAGCTTCTAATGACAAGTGTGAAGACGTGAAGATTGAGAAACCTTTCATTGGTGTATATTGCCATTGGAATGGTTATCCTAGCGGTGTTGGAGAGTCTCTTAAGTCTTTTGCGGACACCTATGAGAGGGCATTGAACCTTGTGTTAGGCGGTGATATGAGCAGCGTTGATAACGATGGCTTTACTCACTACGCAAACAGAGAAGGTGAAGTGTGGGAGCATATAGCGCCAAAACAGGGAGACACTGCAATCGATGTAAATTCACAGATTGATGAGGACTACGCCTATGTTTTCGAAGAGAATAAGGGTGGATGGTTTCTTCTCAACAAGAAGACTGGAGAATTGGAAGAGTATTAAATGATGTTAAAAAACGGGGTAACTTTTGGCTATTCCGTTTTTTTTCTGTATCTTTGCACTCAAAATTACGATAATATGAAGAAAATTTGCTTACTTAATTGCTTTGGTGATATAATTAATGGTATTCGCTTAGACAGCGGTGCTGCTACTGCTGGTAGCTATTCAGTTCCTAGTGTTATGGATTTAAGCGTACAGCATAGGAGTGAGATAGTAGTGAAGATTAAGAATATCAATTTACTACCACATGAGAAAGTAAAGTTTACGGAGTTGAAGAAATTAAAGTAAAACAAATAATAAATTAGGTATTATGATAGAGACTTATCGTACAGCACCTTTAAACTATGGTGAGGTGTTTAACAACTTGATTGAGGGAATCGTCGAGTATGTAGCCAACAACAACATTAAGTGTCTTGTCCTTGGTATTAGCGGTGGTATTGATTCTACTGTGTGCGCAGCATTGTGCAACAAGGCAATCGTTAGATTCAAGGCTAAGTATCCTGGTATTGACAGCCCTACGTTGGCTGGTTTCAGTCTTCCATGTTCAACCAACAAGGAGGATGAGGTTAGTGCTGCATCATTGGTCGGTAAAGAGTTCTGCACCACTTTCGACGAGATAAACCTTGAGGATGTCTACGAGACTGTAGAGGATTTCTGTAAGGGAACTATCCATAACATAGATGCCACGCCAATATCAAGAGGGAACATCAAGGCTCGTCTGCGTATGCTTACGCTGTATGACATCGCTTCTAGGACACGTGGTCTGGTGGTGGACACTGACAACCTCACAGAGCACTTCCTTGGCTTCTGGACTCTTCATGGTGATGACGGTGATTTCAATCCAATCGGTGGTTTGTGGAAGCACGAGGTGTACGACCTAGCTAAGTGGATGAAGGAGAATGTGTTCAAGGATTCCAAGGCACTTGAGGCATCCATTGCACTTATGCCTACCGATGGTAACGGTGTGAAGGAAGGTGGAGACCTTGCTCAGATTGCCCCAGGAAAGACCTACGACGATGTGGATGAAATCTTACATGCCTGGGTTGGTTTGGACTCTAGAATCAAACCAACTGTTGTGACAAGTGACTACGAGCATGGTGTGTTCAAGGGTCTGTGCCAGAAGCATGGTAAGGATACTGTGGAAATGGTCATAGAGCGTTGTATCAAGTCTGAGTACAAGCGCAAGCAGCGTCCTCTGGTCATTGACATTTTCAATGGAAATATTACCGAGAAAAACGGTAAACTGTTATAAGGAATGTTCATTTCTAAATAATTGTTAAAAATCTGGGATTACTTTGGTTATCTCAGATTTTTTCTGTAACTTTGCGCCATAAATTAAATAAAAAGTAAGACTATGGATTTTTTGATTGTATTGACAGTATGTCTATTAATTTTTCTGGTACTATGTTTACTGGAAAGACGAAAAGAGAAGAAGGATTTCGGTAAGAAGGTTACCAAGTGTATGGAAGACGTAAAGAAGTATGCTAGGAAATTTAACTCTTCAATGTCGCACCTTAATGACATCAAGGATGCAGTCCATGAACTTGCTAGGTCTAATAAGTTGAAGTATCTGAAGCCATTTGAGGCATATAATATACCAACTAAGAACTACTACTTTAATTGTTTGTTCTACCTTCTTACGACAGAAAATCTTGAGTATCGGATTGTCATAACGAAGAGTCCATTATACAAGGAGGATAATACGAAAAAGGTAAAGTTACTTCTAGAGCATTCAATGACACTGGAAGAGTTCGATAAGTTTGTAGATGAATGCAAGGAAGAAAACTATAAGGCTGGGCTTGAGAGATACAGGCGTGAACAGATTGACAGCATTCTTAATAAGGCTATAAAATAACAAGTATATTAATGACTAATTTCGATTAGAATATGAAAAAGTATTATGATTTTATTATCTCTATACCAGCACTTGGTATAAGAAAGGGCGACATTGTATACAAGGAGGATAAGGTATTCAAGTTTGAGAAGAATGGTTGTGAAGTGCCAAGTTACATTAAGATGGATGCCACCACTATTTCTGAGCACCCTTATCTGAGAAAGTATGATAATGGAACTCCTGTAGTACCTAATGCAGGTGCTCTTTCTTCCAAGTTTCCAGGTGGACTGTATGTCATTACTGACTTTCTGGTGAAGGATAACAGATATGCCATTACATCTGTAAATGATAAGTCCAAGGTTGCTTATGTTTCTGATAAGAAATTCAAACTTGCTGACATCTATTACTTCCTTGATTCGAAGGGAAAAATTCAAATGTCATATACTGGTAAAGATGCAGAGGCTGATGAGTGGAGAAAGGTCAGTCATAACATGTTCAAATCCAAGGAGGATGCTGACAGTTATAAGAACGAAATTATTGCTAAGTGGGTAACTTGTATTGGATAAAGCCATGAGGGTAAAGGATAAAATTGAAAAATACATTGACAAACTGGTAAAACAGTATCCAGTTGTTTGCACAATTGTAGAAGCTAGTAAATCACGCTACTATAACGTTAATGGTAGGGTCTTGAGAATATCAGACCACATCGGTGCTAACAGCAGTGGTGTTATGTCGATTATAATCCCAGGATTTTCCTCTGGAGGCAATTATATCCTTCATGCACACACATCTGGTCAGTTATCTATTATACCATACGAGAGTGTTAAGGAAGTAGTTCGCTCATTTTTCTTTATATCATCCATGATGAATGAGATTGTTCAGAACACATTCAAGTGGGAGTCTGAGAAGTGCGAAACTTTCAATACAAACGAGGAAATTAAGAAATTGAAAGCTCAGAATAAAAAGCTTGAAAACTATAAGAAAAAAATGGTTAAAGCTACAAAGGGAAAAGCTGACAAGAATCTTATCATGGGTATTGAAAGAGCTAAATTTGATGATAAACATCTTGATATTATCGATGCTATCTTGGATAAAATGAAACGAACAGGAGTTTTAAACGAAGAATAATTATGTTAGAATTAAAAGGACAGTATTGTAAGGACTTAAAGGTCTTTACCGACAACGTTGAGGAGACTGCGTTGTCAACGATATATCGCATTGCTGATTGTATTGCGTTCAAGGACAGGAAAATACGAATCATGCCAGACTGTCACGATGGTAAGGGCATTGTAGTTGGCTTCTCATGCCCTGTTAATATAGATAAAGACCACGTGAACCCAGAGCACGTTGGATGTGATATCGGGTGTACTATCTCTGCTACCTTCTTCGATAAGCCTATTATCGACGATAATATGAAGGAGTTCGAGCACAAGATTCGCAAGGAGATACCTTTCGGTTTCTCAATTAACGACAAGTCTAAGATTGAATGGAAGCGTATCACCAAGGCTGTTAACGCAGCTATGGACAGGTTATGCTCATTGTATCCTCAGTTCTCAGAATATGCTATTCGTTTTGGAAACGAAATGGATTTGGAGAAGTGGTGTACCAGGGTACGTATTGACTATGGTGACTTCATTAAGGCTATCGGCTCTGTAGGTGGTGGTAACCATTTCCTTGAGTATGATGTCAACGAGGAGTTGGGTAAGTATTGCGTATGCGTACACTGCGGCTCACGTAAGCTTGGTTTGGCTGTATTCAATTACTGGAACAAGATTGCCAAGAGCATGACTGTTTCCAGGGAAGAAATGAAGATGCTTGAGAATAACGTCAAGGCTAAGAACACCGATAAATCAAAGATGAAGGAAGAGCTAAAGGCTGCAAGGGAGGAATATCTCTCTCACAGGATTCCAGGTTACCTCTCTGGAGAACACCTTATGGGATACTTAGTAGATGTACTCATTGCCCAGACCTATGCACAGCTGAATCACGAGGTAATTAACGAGCAGGTCGTTGAGATATATAGGAAGATGTCTGGAGGTGGAAAACCAGTTGACTTCATCAGTACTACGCACAACTATATTGATTACGACTTCAAGGCGTTGATGGGTGCTCCAAACATGATGATTCGTAAGGGTTCTATCCGTGCTTACGAGGGTGAGAGGGTGATTATTCCATTCAACATGAGGGATGGTATCTCTATCTGCACAGGTAAGTCAAATCCAGACTGGAACTTTACAGCACCACACGGTGCTGGACGCATTATGTCACGTTCAAAGGCTTTCGAGAACCTGGATGCTGAGGAGTTTAAGAAACAGATGGCTGATGCTGGCATCTATACCACCACTGCCGATGAGAAGACTCTTGATGAAGCACCAGATGCTTATAAGCCAATGGCAGAAATTGTAAAGCTTATTGAGCCAACTGTTAACATCGAGTTCTTCATGAAGCCAAAGATGAATATCAAGGCACAGGAAGATAAGATTAAGTTCTTTTAAATTGTGCGACGTATGATTACAATCGATATTTTCAGCAAGAAAACTCTTAAAGGTAAAACTATCTATAGAGTCTTTAGGGTTGGACATGAAATACCAGCAACTGTTAATGTACGTGTGTACACCAATTGTGAGGTTACTGGCTTATCTTATAGTGGAGGCTATTTCAAATACAACATATTTGGAACAGACGAAGATGGTAATAGGGTATTTTTCATGGGGTTTGGTGCAAGAACGGATAAACCTTCTCACGATATAGAAGAACTATTCCTTTCAAAGGATGAAGCAGTTGCAAAGAGAGAAGAAATCCTTGACCAGATAGAGAAAGAGATAGAGGATTATACAGCAGCCAGTAGGGATAAAATCAAGGCATCAAAGGCGATACTTGGGGATGCCAGAAGAAATAATCCACTGGTTAGTGAGAAGGAATTACTTGAACTTGTAACATCTGCTGCTGAATAAAGAAAAAAAAAATGAGGACCAACCGAGTCCTCATTTTTTTGCTATTAGTTTATCGTACAGGAATTTCGTGAAATATGGCCTTATTGGAGCACCATAATATTCCTTAGCAAGTTCACGCTTCCTTTTAAGTGTCAGTTTCTCAAATTCTTTCCACTGGTATGTTGCACCGTGCATGCAGTAGTCCCAATTATCTTGATTGAGGTATGCCTCTATTTCAATTGGTATAAACTTGTATGCGGCATGGAATTTAATGAATATAAGAGGGATATTGCGAACCCATTCCCATGCATACCTTAGGTAGAAGAAGAACCATGAATCATGTGTTGATTCAGCCTGCCTTACGTGAATGGTTTCATGAGATTCCAGCTGACTGTCAATGGTATCAGTTTCATTAATCTTGTCGGCATCCTCTCTTTTGTGACAATAAATGTAACCCTTCCAGGTTAATGCTTTGATATTCGATGGTAGAAACCATGCCTTTCTACCTCTTACTGTAACAAATTTACTTGGTTTCATAATTTTTTTTCAATAAATACTTGTTTTTTTAAAATTTTTAATATATCTTTGCACTGTTAAACAGAAATCTTATGAGTATAGACGATTTAAAGAATGTACTTGGGAATAATAAAGTAACGAAGTATTCTATTACGGCTGCTGAGGTCTCAAATATAATGCAGTACACTAATGTATCTCTAGAACTTGATAGGGGTACTCTTGACTATTATTACTCAATTGACGTACAGAGTTTATTGGATTCAGATATGCCAGTAGCTGACCTTGATGACTTGAAGAAACAGGGTTGGGCTTTTGTCGAAGATGACAAATATCTTATATTATATATTTAATTTATTTTACTAATCTAACAATTTTTTCATCGTATGCTTAATATAGAGCTGATAGGAAGACTTGGTGCTGATTCGGAAATCAGAAACACCAAGAATGGAAAGCAGATGGTATCCTTTAGGGTAGCAACTGATGATTTTAGCGGTGGTGAGAGAACTACCACTTGGGTAAACGTAATGTGGACTGGTGACAGAGCCATCAAGATGCAGGAGCACTTGAAGAAGGGTAGCCACGTAGACGTTCGTGGTGTACTTCGTACATCAATCTACAAGACAAAGAGTGGTGAGAGTGCAATTTCGCACGATGTGTTTGCCGACAGGGTTGATTTCGTATCAAGCGGTTCTGGAACAACACAGTCAAATGATGCAGTGGTATCTACTGGAGCTGACTTCGGTAATCTGAAGAGAGACAACACCGAGCAGGAAGTGTCAGCAGCAAGCACAGCAGCTGATGACTTACCATTCTAAACAAAAGAACTACTCAGAAATGGGTAGTTTTTTTATGACTTTAGTTTTTTTAACATAATATTATAGTCGATAATTTGTTTTTCTCAAAAAGTTTATATATCTTTGCACCACATTTGTTTTTATAACTTTAAAATGATAGAATAATGGCTACAAGAACTAAAAGAGAAAAGCCCATTGTTGACGCTGAGTTCTCAGAGGGTGATGCTACAGAGACTGTAACTACTACTAGGACTAGAAGGGCAAGGAGAACAACTACCCCTGCTCCAAAGCCAAAGGTTAATAGAAGTAGACGTGCTGCTGCTGAGATTGCTGCTGAGGCAGAGGCTGAACTGAACGGAACTGCTGGTGTGCCACAGAAACGTATTGATGATGGCGGTGAGGTCAATATTGACAATATCCCAGCACAGAGACTGGCATATTACAGGGAAATTGCATCTGTCCTTAATGAGAAGGATTTGACTAGTATCTCAAGCTATGGTTCTGATTTGCAACATGCTATGGACACCTATTCTAATGACTTCCTTACGCAGTCGTTTGAGTCACGTTCAAGCATTGAGTCAGCACAGCTTATTTCCAACCTGCTTGCAGAGCTACACGAGGTTAACATTGATGACCTCGAAGCACCTAGTGCAGTCAAAAGATTCCTGCGTAAGATTCCAGGACTTAAGAAGCTTATTATTTCAGTGGAACAGGTGAAGACCAAGTATAACACCATTGAGAAGAACATTGACGGTATCGTTGACAAGCTTAAGGCTACACGCCAGATTGCTATCCGTGATAACAATCTGTTGCAGAAGCAGTTCGAGAATAACTGTGACTATGTAGACCAGCTTGAAGACCTTATTGTGGCAGGTAAGCTGAAGTCTAAGGAGTTGGAAACTTTGCTTGAGAACATGAAGGCAGAGGCTGGACAGTATGAGGATTACCAGATTACCGATATAGAGGAGTACAAGAACTCTCTTGATAAGCGTGTAACTGACCTCATCATGTTGCGCTATGCATTCAAGCAGTCATTGACTCAGATTCGTATCATCCAGCGTACCAACATCATGGATGCTAACAACACTGAGTCTCAGATTGCTATGACAATACCTCTCTGGAAGAACCAGTTGTCACTTGCTGTGGCATTGTACAACCAGAAGCAGAGTATTGAGGTAAGTAACAAGGTTACAGAAACTACCAACGAAATCTTCAGAAAGAACGCTGAGTTGATGAAGGTGCAAGCAATCGAGGTTGCCAAGCAGAACCAGCGCAGTGTGCTTGACATTGAGACACTTCGCAAGACCACACAGGAGCTTCTTGCAACTGTAGAGGGTGTACAGAAAGCTCAGCAGGAGGGTGCTCAGAAGCGTGCCGCAGCAGAGGCAGAGATTGCCAAGTTGGAGAAGGAAATGTCAATGAAGTCCATTGGCATTGGAGACTCCACTCAGAAAATCATTGCCAGAGAGCTACAGGGTAGACGTGACCATGACAGCCTTCTTCAGCTTGACTCGTAATGGCAAGGGTTGGGCATCCGCATATACCAAAACCTACCGCCTCACTTGTTTCACATATTGTAACAAATGAGGAAGGTAGGTTGGTTATGCAATTTGATATTGATGGTAAATTAAATTTTCCGTTAGAACAATTAGTTGACACAACAAACGATATGTATTATCACGGTAGAAGTAATAGGGTCGGTTACCCTATGAGAGAACAGGAGAAAAAAGTAGAAAAAAGGTTCACTATACCTAGTGACCTTTTTGAAGCTATTGATTTCTCTGAAATGGGTATACAGGAGGTAGAGGATAACTACGACTCTATGCCTAAATTCATCATAGGCGAGAAATATGCCCTTAGGACTCCAGGCTGTGATGGATTCGAGGGTACTGAGAAGATATATAAACTTATCGGTTTCGATGACGAGTTCGGTGGTGTCAAGATTGATGCACTGATTGTAAAACAGATTGCAGGAGAAATTGGCAACATCTATACTCTGTCTAAAAACGATTGTGATTATCTTGGTATCGAGTATGAGACTGGGTTGCAGTTGTTTCCGAAGAAACTGTCTTGGATTCACGTAAAGGACGTGGTTGATTTCGACAAGAACAACCTTGTAACAACTCCAACCAGTGATGTTGACAACACGATTAGGCACATAGTGCTTAGACTTGATGGATTCACTGACTACTCTGACGGATATGTGTTATCCCCTAGTGGTAAGCTCATTAAGGAGGAACAGTTTGAGAGGTCTATCATGGTTGAGAGCAACGAGCCAATAGTATATGGTAATGGGTATATTATCCAAGACCACACTCCACTTGATGCTCATATCGTACACCCAAGTGAGTGTATATTTAATCATGGCAACTTTATTTCGTCAGATGATGAGGTATTCATTCACATTAATCTTAAGAAACATGACCAGTCATATTCATCATTCGATAACTGTTTTGGTGTAGAACCTAAGTATTTCGATGGTGTTAATCCTAACGAGTTCTTCACAGTAACATGGGATGAGCTTGGAGGTATGACAGTTGAGGAGTACGAAGAGCTTAAGAAGAAGAGAGCCAAGGAAGAGGAAGAGAGGGCAAAACGTGAAGAGGAGGAGAGAAAGCGCCAGATTGAGGAAGCTGAGAAGGCGATTGCTGAACAGAGGAGACTTGAGACGCTGGCTGTGGAGAGAATGAAGAAATTCAGAATCAGAGAACCAAAGCCAATACCAACTCCAACATTCAATATGTCGATAGACCCAATCGTTGGTATTGGAAAGTATATCGATGACCTTGATGACTACTTCAATGCTATAAACGATAATTTGTTGTCTATCAATAACGACCTAATTAATATGAGGGTAAAGCCATTCGACTTCTTTGGGTCTAATAGACGTAGTTTGGTAGAATTTTTAGAAGAAAGATAAGATGAGAATAGTAAACGAACCAGAGACTATCGATGGAATAAGGGTAGTCCAGGACAGCGAGGAAATCGCTGAGGCACTCAAACATGGTGAGACGGTTTATCACTGGGAGGCTGGTGATTCAATGAGACCATTAATCAACCATATGGAGTACTGCAAGATTGTTCCTATCAACCATGAAGTAATACAACGTGGTGATGCGGTGTTCTGCAAGATGACCAGTGAACAGGGTGACTACTACATGGTACACCAGGTATGGGAAATTTCCGATTGCGGACATGACAGAAAGACTTGGTATAAGATTGGAAGTACTGGTACTTCCGTATTCGGATGGTCTTGTGAAATCCTTGGTAAAGCCTATGGAACTGACATCTACCAGGAAGTAACTCAAGAGATTCAAGATGCTTGGGCAGCTGAGTGGGCAATGAGAAATGCACAGGAGAATTAAAAAAATCCTGTAAAGACTTGTTTTTTTTAAGAATATCATTATATTTATAATAAACACATATTACGATTATGAACTTATCAATAATACTACACGGAATAGAAGAGCAGCCTAGACAGCATGGGTACGAGCAGTATCCAGGCGAAGGCCGTCGTGCAGGTATTTTTGGTGTAGTAGATTAATTGTGATGTAAGCTTAAGAGAAGGACTCTTTAGAGAGCAAGTCAAACCATATGGGTGGGTAATCTACGCAGATTATCCACCTTTTTTGTTAATAAATGTAAAAAAATTAGGATAAAATTTGGAATTCTCGAAAAAAATGTGTATCTTTGCACCATGAAACGAGAAGAGCTTGAAAAGATAAAGCAGAAGCTTCTTGCTAAGAGGGCTGCTGAGGAGAGGGACAGAGAGAAGCGGTGGAATGAAATGAAACCGTTTGAAACTCCAGACGATATTCCAGATATTCCTATAATAAAGGATAAAGACCTCTACAATAGAATGGTGGTTAAGAACCTAATAAGGTGTGGGGCAATACCCAAGGATAGGCTTGAGGTTGGCGCAACTTACGAAGGTACTTGCAGGAACTTTAGCAAAGCCACATGGGACGGTAAGGTATTCTGGGGCAAACGTTACAAGTTCGGAGAGTGGCAGGACGATAAGATTAATCACTTTCAAGATGATAATGGATACGATTTATTTGTTCCGATAAAAAAAATTGGTTGAAAATTTTGATTTAATAAAAAAAATATATATCTTTGCACCGTATGGAAGAAGAATTTGAATATATAGAAACGTAAATGGCGGTATAGGCGAACTGATTAAGCCGTTACCCTCTCAAGGTAAAGATTGCGAGTTTGAGCCTCGCTACCGCTACGACAAGGCAAGTCCTAAAGACGCTGCATTCGACTAGTGGCTTAGGTCAACAGACTTTCAATCTGTTTGGGTGAAAACCACCCACAGGGGTTCGAATCCCCTATGCAGTACAAGCATGGCGTATTCGTATATCGGCTAGTACATCAGATTTTCATTCTGGGAAGAGGAGTTCGATTCTCCTATACGCTACGAAAAAAAAAAAGCAATGATGTTGCGGATAGCTTAATGGCGCACGTGTCAAGATTCAAAGCAGCCAGATGTTAACTGGTGTATATGGGTTCGATTCCCACAAGTAACAAACATGCTTCAAGTATATGCGTTTCTTAGTCCTAGGACTAAGTGGCATACAAATACGCCTCTATACTTGTTTTTAATATGGTCCCATCCTCTAACAGGTTAGGAGGCCTGCCTCTCACGCAGATAATGGGGGTCCGAGTCCCCCTGGGACTACAAAGCAGAAAGTACTGGGACAGTCTCAAGAACGGACAAGAATTAAATCAGTGCGAGCCTGGTTAGTGGGTTAATTAGGTTTCTTTAAGTACCATGTGTACGGTGCATGCAGATACGTTCAATGTGTAAAGTCGTTTGAGTGAAATCCAGCAACCCTGCTATCAAACAGTGGGAACATACAGCAAGTATTTCTATTAACAGGTAATTAAAAATTGGGTTTTAAGAGTACAGTTAAAAATGTTCCCTTTGCATAAAAAGGTCATCATTCGAGGATGATAGTTAGGTTACGAGACGCATGGTGTACAACATGTCTCACTTGGAAAAAATAGTGCCTCACGTGAGGGTAGTGTAATTCCGAATCGTGAAAACGAGATTATCTATGGTGCTCTGACCTTTTACAACATTGGGGTTTAGTATAATGGTAGTACGCAAGATTCTGGCTCTTGGTCTGTAGGGGTTCGATTCCCTTAATCCCAACAAAATTGGTCAATGGTGTAATGGTAGCACACCCTCAATTGGGCAGGGAGGTTCTGAGTTATAATGCACGTGTAAAGGCTCAGAGACGTTGAAAAACGGTGGTAGTTCGATTCTATCTTGACCGACTATGAATATAGAGAAAAGTTTCGACAGGGCATTTGAGAGAATGCACCAACGTAATTGGGAGAAGATATATGTTTTGGTTGACATCCATGACACAATCTTCGAAGCTTGTTACCACAACAAAGAGGAACACAAGTGGTATCCTTTTGCGAAGGAAGCATTGGAACTTATGAGCTATGCTAGCAATATTAGTCTCATTCTCTGGACATCATCTTACAGGGATACAATTGAAAGAGAATACGGAAAAGTGTTTGAAGAGAGCTATATTAAGTTCGACTACATCAACATCAATCCAGAGACCAAGAACAATGACCTGTCATGCTTCGATGAGAAAACTTACTTTAATGTAGGTATCGATGATAAGTTTGGTTTTGATGCTGAAACAGATTGGGAAATATTGTATAACTACCTTGTCGAAGGAATTAGACTTGGTAAATTTAAGTAAACTATGGAACTCGTTACGAAAGAACATCTGAATGCCAAAGACCCTTGCGGTATGGGTATTTATTTAAAGTGTGACATTCCTATTTGGGAAGAGTTTGCATTAGGACTCATTACAAGTGGAGGTATTGCTATAAACAATAACTTTAGGGGCATGAGGGCAATGTTCTGTCATACGGAAGATAACTCACTGCAAAAGGTGATTTGTATTGTCACACAGAATCCAAAAGAGCTAAAAATATATCGCTCATTTGAGGATGGATTCAGACTCGATGAAGAGAAAGGACGTATTGAGAATCTTAACATAACAAGATTCGATAGAAGAGATAAAAATGTGTTTATAATTGAATATAAATATAAGCAAAAATACAAGGGAACTAACAGCAAGCGTTTAAACAATGAACTGTAAATTCGTATTAGTTGAAAAAAGTTCCCGTAAATCGGAGGGTAACGGCAGCAGACTGTAAATCTGCCCTGCTTTAACAAATTGTCGTACTGGTCTCGCAGTAGGGGGGTTCGAATCCCTCCCCTCCGACAAAGTGCGCATCATAGTAATATGAGTCTTTAGGCAACCTCTCTAAGAGCAGCATAAGACTATAGAGGTAATAATGCAAGAATTCTAAAATATTGGTTATGGTGGTACAAATCTAGGTGTCAGCTAATTGGTTAAGCCTCTACGTTTGGAGCGTAGGAAGTGGGGGTTCGAGTCCCTCTACCTAGACAAAAATCGAGTGATATCCCAGCCAAGGTTCTACAAAATTGGGGTAGTGGTATAGTAGAAAATGGTGGTTCGACTCCACCTCACTCGACAAGGAATCTAGCAGCAGTCTAAGAAACTCCAGGCGAGTAGCTTAGTGGACTAAAGCCCTGGATTTTCCAGGAGACGTAGGTTCGAATCCTGCCTCATCTTAGTTGAAACGATTCCTGTATATGGTGTACGTGGCCGAGAGGCTTAGGCGCAAGTTTGTGGCACTTGTATACGCAGGTTCGAATCCTGTCGTACACCCAACACTAGTTTACAAGGGGTGTGATGGCAGCATGCGGAGGTGAGTGCCGAGGAACTGTTCGATTCAGCTTGTATGTGCGCATGGCTAGTGTTAATTCGGGAAGTAGTTCAGTAGGTAGAATACGTGCTTTGGGAGCATGGGGTCGCAGGTTCGAGTCCTGTTTTCCCGACAAGGAAACTTGCAGCAATTGACTTAGTTTCATTTTGCATCATAAGCGAGAGGTCGTGGGTTCGAGTCCCATCCCCGCAACAAGTTAGTATTAAATTGCGGGGTAGCTCAGTTGGTAGAGCTTTTTAGTAAACAACAAAGGTTTCCTGTTATGGTAGCCCATTACCTTAAGTGGGTAAATCGGGGTGTAGCTCAGTAGGTAGAGCACGGCATTTGGGATGCTGAGGTCGCACGTTCGAGCCGTGTCGCCCCGACAACATTAATAAGATAAACATGGGAGAGTATAAGAAGATAACGAAGTATGATGTCGATTTCCCAGCCTATTGCTTATTCTTTATTAAAAGGATATTAGCAAATATAGATGAGGCTGAAATGGATGATGAGACAACCATGACTTTAATAATCAACACTCCAGACCACCCATATTGTTATGACGCATTTGAACTGGTGGTTAGGACACTTGAGAGAAAGGGGTTTCAAACAAGAATCCCTGGATTTAAAAGGGAGAAAACCGAAGGTAAACCAGATATGTTTCAGTATAAGTGGACAGTTAAAAAGATAAAAAATTGCGATGATTTACCATTTTAATTGAAAAAAAATTTGGAATTAAGAAAAAAAATATATATCTTTGCACAGTAAAATTTTTCAAAATAATAATTTTAAATAATAGTTATGAAGAAAATTCTTTTAATGTTGACACTCTTGGCGAGTGTCGTTGTGAGTGCAAATGCACAGATTGCTACCGAGAATAGCAAGTTGTTTGATAACGTTGGCGTAGGTATCACCGCTGGTGCTTCAACACCCCTTGATTTCAACTCAATGTTCCCTGTTAACCCAAACGTGGGTTTGAAGGTGACAAAGGACATTACTCCTGTTGTTGGTTTCCAACTTGAGGGCTTGGCTGTTCTGAATGACAACCATTTCTCTGACCTTAAGACTGCTGTAAAGGCAACAAATGTGGGACTTAATGGAGTATTGAATCTCTCTAATTTCATTTGGGGATACAGAGGTACTCCACGAGTATTCGAGGTTGGTGCAGTTGCTGGTATTGGATGGCTTCATGGATGGGACACGTCGGCTAATAGTTTGACAGCTAAGACAGGTCTTGACTTCGCATTTAACTTAGGTAATAAGAAGGCACATAGTTTGGTACTAACGCCAGCAGTGTATTGGAATTTACGAAAGTTCGATGCAATCCAGTTCAACAAGAAAGGTGCGCAGCTAGCACTTAACTTGACTTACATCTATCACTTCAAGACATCTAATGGTACACATCACTTCAAGACATACGATGTTGGTGCAATGATTGGAGAGATTGACCGTTTGAACGAAGAGCTTGCTAAGAAACCTACAGAGGTGGAGGTTATCAAGTACGTCGAGAAGGAAGTACCTGCCAAGACAGATAATGTAGCAGTGGCAACAACTAACGGTGACACATGGATTGTAGCATTTAGTCTTGGTAGTGCAAAGTTGACTGAGGAATCTAAGTTCATCCTTAATCAGATTGGTAACGACGCAATTGTAGATGTAACTGCGACAGCATCACAGGAAGGTACTAAGGCATTCAACCAGAAACTCTCTGAGAAGCGTGCAAAGGCTGTTGCTGATTATCTCACCAATCGTGGTGTGAAGGTTAACAGTGCAGTCGGAAAGGGCGTAGACACTGTTAAGGGTAAGACAGCAGTTGTAACTACGCTTCAGTAACAACATTTAGGAGAATATAGCTTATGCTTTGGCGGTGTCATGCAGAAAAACCGCAAGTTTATCAATCATCATCTGTCTACATTCTCCTTTTAAAAGATGATTAGGTAAACGGTTGCTGCGAATCGGTAAACAGCTCAGAACTAATACCAAACCAGGTTTACTGCAATGGTAAATCATGAAGTTAGTTCACTTGCGGCAGTAGCTCAATGGTAGAATGCCACCTTGCCAAGGTGGAGGTTGCGGGTTCGAGTCCCGTCTGCCGCTCAAATTTACGAGTGTCGTATAACGGTGCATTTGCATATTATACCTGCTTGCCATGCAGGAGACGAGGGTTCGACTCCCTTCATTCGCTCAAGATAGTGGAAACTTACAGCAAGATTTTTCTATTACTTCAAACTAAATGTGGATTAGTCAAAACGTAGGTTCGATTCCTACCCTCCCGACTATTAATTAAAGCAACGGGAGGTTGAAATGTTGGATACTTTAGTTTCCTTTTCTTAATCGGGATATAGCTCAGTGGTTAGAGCGGCCTCCGCAAGAGGTGATTCTAGATACAGGCGTTGGTTCGAATCCATCTATCCCGACACAATCACTGGACTGGTTGCCCATGCCTAGGGTGGGATGGTGGTTCGAATCCATCACCAGTGACATCAAAAGAGATTTGAGGCTCAACGTAACGTCAGTAGTCCCTGGAAGTCGCCAAGCGTCTCCAAACTAGCTGCCTAAACGTATGTGTAGGTATAGTGGTAACGGTTACAATCCACTCTATGCGAGTGTCGTATAACGGTGCGTCAGCGTATTATACCTGCCTTCCAAGCAGGGGACGAGGGTTCGACTCCCTTCATTCGCTCGATATTTAATAATCTATATTAAAACAAATCGTTATGGAACTAACAACATTATTCACGACTGAGTTCTGGTATTATGCACCAATCCTCAGTATGCTAACAGTTACGATTGCAGGGGCAATCAATGGTAAATTTAACATCACAGAAGGCTTCTGGCCTCAGTTGGTTGCCTGGATTACAGGTTCAGTCCTTACAGTTGCAGGCTGGTTCATCGGTCTCATTCCACTTGGTACACCAACATGGTTGGCAGTTGTTTGCCTTTGTGGAGTAGTAGGACTTAGCAGTAACGGTATCTACGACATTCCTTTCATTAAGAGTATCATAGATAAGTTACTACCTGGTAAGTAAGAATAATCATCAAACTGGGTGCAGGATGCACCCTTTATATGCGGGTATAGCACAACGGCAGTGCATGAGATTTCCAATCTTAGGATGAGGGTTCGATTCCCTTTACCCGCTCAACGTGGAAACGTACAGCAATAGTTATCGTTTAGAAAAGCATTCCAAGCTAGGGGTCGCAGGTTCGAGTCCTGCCCACGCTACAAGACTATAATAACATGGCGTGGTAGCTCAGTTGGCAGAGCACTAAAAAATAAACAACAAACGTTTCCTTTTTCTTGCGGTTATAGCTCAGAAGGGAGAGCATTTGTCTTCCAGACAAAGGGTCGGAGTCTCGAAATCTCCTAACCGCTCAAATAGACACACGCTGGAAAAGTTGGCTTGGAAGCAGCCATCTTCTAAGGAGTGGGCAAAAAGTTCCCTGTGAGCCTTAAGCAACCAGGAGTCAGAAAGTAGCCTGGGAGATATTGACTGTGAGGGGGTAATCAACAACATGACATTGTAAACTCAATGGTCTGCCGCCTACATTTGGGTAAAAGTCCACCCTAAGAGAGTAGGTGCTGGCAGTATGGCGGGGTTATGAACCCAGTTTTCGGTAGGACACACGGGACTCCTTTGGCGTAACAGCACATCTGGCTAATGTCTATTAATTTTTAACTAAACAACTTCATTATGGAACTGAAATGTATGCGATGTGGACATGACCTCATTATTGGGGGCAATTTCATGCTAAGTGATATTTACGGAGACGAGGTAGAAACGGAAGAAGACGATGCAATGGTTACAAATGCATCATGCCCTTACTGTGGTGCTTCATACGAGCTGTATGACACGCCAGAATCTGAAAAAGAATACTATCCATACTGGAATCATATCGAAGTATAATTAACTGGGGTATCGTAGCAGTCTTATACACTGACATTAACCACGTAATTGGTGTATGTGGGTTCAAGTCCCACCCCCAGTACTAAGGAAACATCCAGCACTATAATCTGTTTAAAAGGAATTGCTGCCTTCGGGCTTCGTGGGTTCGAATCCCACACGTCCTTTGGGCGTTGGTGGAGTGGCTAAACACGGCTATTGAAAAAACAATGTTTCCTGTCTATGCGCTTGTGGGCAAACTGGTAAAGTCACTACACTTAGGATGTAGGTTATTTTGTGAGTTCGAATCTCACCAGGCGCACTTTTTTCTTAAAAAGGTTTAAAAAATTTGGTTTTTAATTAGATTTTATGTATCTTTGCATCGTTAATTTAAACGAATAAGTAAATGGGACGTATATTGTTTATACTTTTCGCTTGTTTAGCCATCTTCTTGATTATGGTGCTTGCATCCAAGTTGATTGAGAAATCTCAACCTAAGTCTAAGGAAGACTTTATGAGCGACATAGAGGAGGTTTCCAAGCGAGTCAAGGATTTAAAGTAATAGAATATGTTAGTAGCTTTAATTATATTTATTGCTTTTGCGCTGATTTCAGTTGGTCTTATAGCATATGAGGCTAAACATTCAGTAGCAGTAGACCCGAAAGCGCCATTTCTTCATGGAGACTACGATGAGGATAATGACCCTACAGCTAGACACCAGGAGGTGTTCTGTAAGCATTGTCAGTTTTCCAAGGATGGTATAGTGTGCTTAAAGGATATAGTTACTGAAATAACAGATGAAAGGGTTGCACACTGTAAGAGAGACAGCATGTTTCTCGCTAAATAATATGATGCGCCCATAGCTCAGTTGGATAGAGCAACTGCCTTCTAAGCAGTAGGTCGCAGGTTCGAGTCCTGCTGGGCGTACATAAATGCACCTATGGTCGAGTGGATTAGGCAACTGTCTTCTAAGCAGTATTAGGTGGGTTCGAGTCCTACTAGGTGTACAACGTGAGATTTAGAAATATCACTACGGAGAGGAAATCCCTCCTGCGAAGGAGGAAATACACGGTCAAGTGGTGCGAGTCCACTCAATACGGATGGCACGTAGTGGTAAGTTGCAACTTTCTACTTCTCACATCATATCTCTGCGTTGGAATCGATTTGGAACGGGGGAGCACATAAACACAGCTTACCGTCGCAAGGTTAAACTCCGAGCACGACGCAGAGTCATTCTAAGGAACGTACAGCAGTCTAAGAAAAATTTAAACATTTGTATTTTATTTGTATTATTTTCGGACAGGACTGAAGAAGCGTTAATCCCGAAAGGGGCGTGAAGCATCAGTTAACAGTCTGCCAGGACTTTAAACTGGTCGTTCCTTTTTAATAGGTAATGATATAGAAGATGTCACAAGAAAATAAACAAAAAGTTGAAAAGGTTTTCCTACAAAATAGGTAAAGAAGTTATTCGCCTTTACTGAGGAAGTACTGACAAGAGAAAACACCTCAATGCACCGAGAATCTACCATACAATATAATTATGTGTGGCAAAAGTGAAAAGGAGTAGGACCGTAGTGGTCACACGTTAACCGTCTCTACAGTTATTATTAATTAGTAGGGAAAATGCCTAGAATTAGAGGCATTTGTACAACTCTGAGATTATTGATAACGATGTTAAAAAGACTGCATATACATCTATGACTTATTATTGTTTATGCGCCATCTTCTATATTATCACCTTTTAATATGTAGGGGTAAAACGTAATTGGATGACCGTCCTGGTCTACGAAACCAGTCTATCGAGAGGTAGTTGTGGGTTCGAATCCCACCCCCTATACAAAAAAAATTGTTTAATTTAAAAACTAAAGGAAATGGTTGTAAAGACTAGTATTGGTAAACTACTGGATATTCCAGAAGGTCATTTAATCATCAAGGATAATAGGCTCTTCAACACCAAGACAGGAGAGTTTGAAGCTGTTGATGGTGACATCATAGAGTTCATTACCAAGACTAATGATATTAAACTCTGGCATCGTGGGTTTGTTGATGGTTACACCAATGGAAATAACATAAGGCTGAGAGGCGTGGCTACAACGGAGTATAATAACATCATTCATAAGGACATTGAACATATATCAGTTGTTACATACTCAGACGGTATGACATTCGAACAGAAGGAACTTCTTGCAGCAACAGAAGCACTATGAACTATTACGAAGGAAATAAACCATTCTCCCTGGAGAGTGAAGAATTTTATAAGTCGATTATAAGGGTCATCTATTCTCCAATGGAGAAAGTTACATGGGTGACACCATATCGTAGGAAGGGTGATGTAATATATAGGAGGAATCTTTTTACCTTGTTCAAGAAAAAGGTAAAGGAGGTTGTCCAGGAAGACATTATCAGAGAAGTTGGATGGGGGGGTGACTATTACTACTCTACCATAAGTGAGTATGCGAAGAAAAACAACCACCTTATTATTGATGGTGTTCTCTATACCAAACCACGAGTTCTTATTGAAACCAATGTTAAAGACGGAAATAGAATAGTGAAATTCGAAACAGAGGCTGAGGCAATGAATTATATAACGTCTCTGAAAGAAAATTGTAAAAAATGCGGAAATAATCTGCTATAAATTTGTTTTTTACAAAAAAAATATATATCTTTGCACTATGGAAGAGAGATATAAGGAACAGACTCTTAAATCTAGCGAATATTACGCAAATGTAGTTAATGTTAGTTTTGTCCCAGAGTTCGAACTACCAGAACTCAAGAAAGTAGTGTCTAAGGGAGACCCGATATATGAACGTCGTGGGTTATTCATACGCAGGATGGTAGAGATTGGCAAGGAAGATAATGATAGGTACGATTTCCATGACCCTAAACATTATTACTGGGGGTACAGGAAAACATTGGAAGAACTTGCCGACATTGGTCAACACAGGATTACCAAGAAAGGTAAAATCTATAGACAGTCTAAGGTAACTGTTGCAACTAAGTCTGGTACTGACACCAACTGGTTCAATACAAATGAGGATGCCATGAAGTTCATGGAGGATGTTAAATCCAAGTGTTCCTCATGTGGAAATAAACTACTTTAAAAAAAAATTCACAAAAAAATTGTGTATTTTAGGTACTTTTGAAATTTATTGTATAATTATAGAAAAATCAAGTCATTAAAATTATGAACACAACTATTAATAATATTGCTAAGACATTTGCTGCATTTGCTACATCAAGTAAATGGAGTGATTTTGTTGTGTCTAATTTTGATACAGGAGGAGGACAGCTTAGAGGTTATACAGAGATATAATGAAAATGCGAAAGGCACTTACTTCACTATATATTTCCCAAGCTGTTGAAGAACTCCAAAAAAGTATTCAGCAGCTTTTTTTTGTGAATAATCGTTAAAAAATTGGTCAAAAATTTGGAATTCTCAATTTTTTTATGTATCTTTGCACCGTGATTCAAAAACAGGGAATATGAAGGTAAGATGTATAGAGCAGTTGCAGACCAAGCACATCACATTCAGACCAGGTGAAGATTACTTTGGTAGTGAGGTGAACAAGCAGTGGTGGGTAGTAGACTCTGTAGGAGTTGAGACTGATAACTTCCACCTTCATTTCGAGGTGATTGAGGAGGAAACTCCAGAAGAGGTATTTACTGAGGAAGAGGCATCTGCTGAGGTTGTTGAAGAGAAGAAAGAAGAAGAGGTTGAAGAGAAGCCTAAGTGGTATGAGAGATTAAGAGATTATATATTCGCTTAATGGGGCGGTAGCAAAGATGGTCAATGCACCAGACTGAAAATCTGGCTATGGTGGTTCGAGTCCACCCCGCCCCACGAACAAATAGGTGACAGATATTTGGTCCTGTAGTAGAATTGGTTACAATGCCACGTTGTCAGCGTGTGTGGATGTGGGTTCGAGTCCCACCTGGACCGCAAAGTTGTTCGAAAAGGTGTAGTTCGAAATGCACTGAAGTAGATTAAATGTGGAAAATCGTACCCTGCCAGTAGTTGTGATGAACGATAGTACTGGGACAACAGAGGATGAGAATTCACGACCTCAACACAACAACTTTACTTGGGGTATAGGTCAAACGGTTAAGATGTCTGCCTGTCACGCAGCACGGAGCGAGTTCAACTCTCGTATACCCCGCAAGGGCTAGCTAGAAGGTAAGTACAAGGCTTTCAAGAGTTTGTTGTTTTATTGAGGGAAGCTAGAAACAGAACATAGTGGCTTGAAACGCTATGCTAGTGGTTCGATAATTACTGAAGGTTACACTAGGTTTTTACTTGTGGGAGTAGCTGAGAGGTTTAGCGGTGGGTTGAAGCCCCACGACAACGGTGGTTCGATTCCATCTTCTCACACAAAGACCAGATTCAGAGTGGGGCATTAGGAGGGCTACGAGGAGGAGGCTATGACACTGAATTCATGAGCAGTTGAGCCGAATGCTAACTAAGTAAGTCCGCATCTGTGAGTTGCAACATCTGGTCTTTACTTTGGGTGCATAGCTTTTTAACGGTTAGAGCGACGGCCTGTTAAGCCGAGGGTTGGAGGTTCGAATCCTTCTGCGCCCGCAAACATTGGGGAGTAGCGCAGCGGTTAGCGCAGTAGACTGTTAATCTATTGGTCGTGGGTTCGAATCCCACCTCCCCAGCGAAAAAAGTTCTTTGAAAATTTTGATTTCTTAGATATTTTATATATCTTTGCATCGACTTAAGAATATTCCCAGACGTGGGTCTCAAACAACACTCAAAGATGTACATATGAGTGGCTAGAGTTGTTAGACTGTGAAGTGGGACGAAGTAACCCACAACGTTAGCCATACGTCCGTTCAAGGTAGCAGCCATTTTATCTAGCCGTAAGGAAGCACTAAGCCAACGATACTGCTGCTGTGCATTGCTTGGGGTTTGTAGTGTAATGGCTAGCACCAGTCCTTTGCAAGGATTTAGAGGGGTTCGAATCCCACAGACTCCACGTAAAAAAGTTTATTCGAATACTTGATTTTTTAGTAACTTTCATTATATTTATTATAAAGGAAGTTCGAAAATGAAAGTAAATTGGATTAACGAGAAGGAAGCTCTTGAGAAACTGATTAGTGAGGGAGTATCATATGAGCGCATTGGCAGACAGTATGGCGTTACTGGTGCTTCTGTGAAGAAGGCTGCAAGGAAAATGGGTATTGAGCTTGAACAAAGGCGAGAAATAAACCCAGATGAACATTTCAATAAAGGTAATCGCAAAACTCATATTTGTGCCAATTGTGGCAAAGAATTTGAACATAGATATACCTCTGATAATAAATATTGTTCATTTAATTGCCAGCACGAACATGAATATAAATTATTTATTGAACGTTGGAAAAATGGTGATGAATCTGGAGTTACTGGTAAGTATGGAATATCAATGCACATACGTAGGTATCTCTTCGAAAAGAATAATGGTAAATGTCAAATATGTGGATGGGGAGAGGAAAACCCAGTAACACATAAAATTCCATTACAAATTCATCACATAGATGGAGATTGCACAAACAACAAGGAGGAGAATCTTCAACTGTTATGCCCAAACTGTCATTCGTTAACGGATACATTCGGTAATCTTAACGAGAACTCTAAAAGGATATACAGGAAACAGAAGGGCAACTTGTAAGGGTCGTGGGTTCGAGTCCCACTAGCTCCACAAGTATTTTGGAGGTATGTGATAATTGGTAGTCGGACTGTCTTGAAAACAGTTGGTCGCTGATAACGGCTTGGGGGTTCGAGTCCCTCTACCTCCGCAATGTTTAACTCATATAATTAAGAATAATGTTAGATTACGACATCGTAGTAGTTACTGACTACAACCAGAAATGTATTGTTCCGAAACTGAAGGAAGACGGGCGCAGTATGGGGTCTTTGGTTATCCAGGACGGTTCTTCTAAATACTATAACAGGTTTGCGGAATACTGTAACGGAAATGGTAAGCTGATGATAATAAAGTTGCTGCTGGTACATCAGAAATACGCAGGCAATGGAATTGCAACAGCTCTTATCAAAAAGGCGTTAGAGGTTTATAAGGACTACAACTTAGTATTACTGGTACATCCATGCGCACATATGGCAATGAGTGGAGACCAGCTTCAACAGTTCTATAGCAAGTTCGGCTTTGTAAGAACTGGAGAACTACAGAGAACGATGGTCAGAAAGGCAATATAGTCCTTCCCTGTTGGGGGCGATAATATCACAGGGTGGCGGCTAATATATGACGAAGAAATTTTGGAATGATTGGCAAAAAAGAATTGGTGAGACAAAACAGGTCTACTTGTCTTATGATTTTTTTGGGAGAAAGATGAATGGTAGATGTAACTGTAGACGCTTACTGACTTACCGTCTTACTGATGATGGTAATGATAAGGTCATCTCAGTTAAATTCAATGGTGATACGGTTAGTATGGTAATCGAGAGAAAAACTTGTGTGACAGACCTATCAAGTAGAAGAGGTTATCACTATCACTCTGAGAATGAACATATCACCTTGAATAGGGAGGATATTATTACTGTAGAGTTCTTTGAAAATAAGGCATAAGATACAGAAGGAAACGCCAGGAACACCAACCTGGAGAAGTTACCGTAGGCAACGAGTTAGTTAGTATCATCCAATCAAGGCTAACGACTACAGTTGTACGGGATAGTGGAATGTAAGTATTACAATGGAGAGTTACCCAAGTTGGTGAAGGGGAGACATTGCTAACGTCTTAGGTCTGTAACAGGGCGCAGGGGTTCGAGTCCCTTACTCTCCGCTTTAATTTTAAAGTTACAATGTTATGAAATTAGTACTTTTATTTCTTTTAATCCTTTCAATAGCTACGTTATTTACAAGTAGCACTAAAGGTAGGTTGTTAAATTCAACCATCAACTTTTTCCTTATGTCGCTATTGGCTATAAAGGATTACGGAACAGAACCTACGTGGCTCTGGGTGTTATCTCTCATACTAGCAATTATAGATGCGGTATTTGTGGTAATATACCTAAAAATGTACATTGATGAAAAAAATGGTAAGGAAGCCATTAAGATTAATAACAGAGATAAGTTTTTAAGTGATATAAAAAGGAAATATGGTAGTTAACGATATAAAGCCACTTGTTAAGGGTATTGCACAGCTCCAGTATGTAATGGCTGGTGGTATAGCAGTTTACCACATTATCTCAGTGGATGACAAGAAGTATCAACTTGAGATTAACCTTAGCAACAAACAGGATGTTGGCGAAACGGCAGCATTCAAGCCGACTGAAAAGGCACTCTTATTCATGAGGTGGATTAGAAGGGCGAATGAACAAGACGAATTAATCGAGATAAGATAAGATGGGCAGACGTGGTGAGACATACGCTGACGGACTTGTTAAGGGTCATAGAATTGGTTTCGAGAGAGGCAGGAAGGAAGCCCTTGTAGAACTCCAGAAGAATAATCCGAACAAGGATTTACCCTCTAACGAGGTCCTGTACAGGATATTCAAGCTCCTGTTTGAGTGTGAAGAGAATGATAGAAAGTCTAGTAGTTGCTACATGAATCAATATGAGCACTATGCAAATTATATAACAAAAAATTGGAATAAATAAAAATAGCATATGAAGACTGTAATGAGATATAAACGTCAGAAACGAAAGTGACGCTCTATTAGCTGGTCAACTCAGTTGAAGCTTCGAGCGTCATAGGAAAGATACAACAAATGCGCTTGTAGCTTAGCTGGTAGAGCACGTGTCTCTTAAACATGGGGTCGTGGGTTCGAATCCCACCAGGCGCACTAAGGTATTCTATATCGGTTCAATGCGCTCATAGCTCAGTAGGTAGATGCACGTGACTTTTAATCATGGGGTCGAGGGTTCGAGTCCCTCTGGGCGCACACAGATAACGCTTCCATCGTATATCGGTAAGTGCCTGGAGACAGACGGATTACATCGGTCTTTTAAACCGAATAGCAGGGTTCGACTCCCTGTGGAAGCACACAGTTTTTATATGCGTCGTTGGCAGAGAGGTTATGCAACAGACTCTTAATCTGTACTGGAAACGGTGACGTGGGTTCGAGTCCTACACGACGCACCAAACTTTTAAATAATGTTACGATGGCAAGATTTAGTGAAGAGTATATACGTAAGTCTCTGAAGGAATACTGGGACGAGGTTGACTACAAAGTAGGAGACTGGGTTGAAACTTGTAATCTCCTCCCTGGCATTGTCCAGGAGATAGAGATAAGGTACGACAGAGAACAGGAATACTTCGTTGAAGAGACTAGAATCTTCTACCCACACATGGCGTTCGACGAGAAGAACGAGCATAAGTATCATGGTGGTAGTTGCTGTTCAGTTCACCATTGTGGAGTGCACAAGATAACTCCAGAGTATGCATGCAAGCTCATGGCTCTTGGCGAGGAAAGACTCAAGAAGCTCTGGGAAAAGGGCTGCAAGATGACTCCAGAAGGCGAGGCTATGAAATGGGAGAAACTTGTGGAAGATGAATACGATGAGGTGTTCAAAGAAGAAAGATAAAGAGATATTTGTGGGTACATACAGCAAGATAATATTACATTCGAGCAAACTTTTAATTTGTGTGTAACGTGGGTTCGACTCCCACCCCCTCCGCAATTTAATACAACATGGAGGGGTTGAAATGACGGTTTAGTGTACCCTTATTTGGCTCGATAGTTTAGTTGGCAAAATACTAGATTTGTAATCTTGAGTCCCCAGGTCGGAGCTGGGCCGAGCCTCTAATTATATTCGCCTTCGTGGGACAGTGAACGACTCCACTTGACTTGTAATCAAGATGCTTATGCGCACCGTTGGTTTGAATCCAACCGAAGGCTCAAAAAAAAAGGAGAATGTTATGAAATACGAGATTGGGAAAACGGTAGACTTCAATTGGGAGATATGGGAGTACTATTGTAATACTGATTTGCAGTACGAAGGTACTGAACGTCTTACTGGTATGATAGAGTCATATGATGAAGAAAAGAATTCTTATTCGATAAGAGTTGGTGACATTCTATATCAAGGTGTAAAAGAGCATGAGATAATCAATAAGGCTGCTGAATTTAAGCATAATCTCACGGATATGAAGATTAAGATTGCAAATGCAGCACTTAAAATGAGGGATGCATTATTTGGTTGTGACCACCCAACTCATCATGAAGAATGCTATAAGGAGTATGATAAACGAAAGGATGAGTTATATGACCTTATGAGTGAATATGATGAACTTGAAGACGAGTATATTATGCTTGGTGGGGAGAAAACAACATATTGAAAATGCCTTATTAGCTCAATGGTAGAGCACCACTGTGGTATTGTGGGGGTTGTCAGTCCGATTCTGGCATAAGGCTCTTTTTGGCTCTATAGTTAAGTGGTATAATGATACCCTCGTAAAGTATAGTCCCCAGTCCAACTCTGGGTAGAGCCTCAAGTATTAAAAATATTAAAAAATAGAGGTAAAATTTGGATATTTCATTTTTTTTCTGTATCTTTGCCACATGAAACTATTTGTATTATGACTAAGGTAAATTGCATACGATGCGGTGGAGAGGTTGAAATCAATATCGCTAACGCTCAAGACGAGAATGGTGAGGTATTCGTTTGTCCTCATTGCGGTTTTAAATTCAGATATACAGACCAGGTATATGGATAATGTACAGGAAGAATTCACAGCTGATAAATTAAGACAGTTGGCTGAGAGTGTCAAGAAGCAGAAGGGTGATGCTGTCTCACAACTCTACGATGAGATTTACGAGTATGTGAAGAGTAAATACAAGGAACTTACACAGAAAGAGGTCATGCGTTGCGCTGATTCTGATAGAGTTAAATTTAGGCTTCCAAAACATCTGACAAGGAAATTAAAGAAGCTAGATAGAGATTCACATTGTAGCATTACTAATAGGCTTGAAAATAGTATGAAGAGGCTTGGCTTCACTGTTCGCATCATAGACACTAAGTGGAGTTGTGAATACTGTAGTTTTCAATTCCTGTGTAATAAGATGTATACGGTATTAATTACATGGGCTACATAAAAGATTTGTTATGATATTAGCATTTGATACATATTATTACGATGGATATTCATATACGGTATGTGCTGCATTTGACAACTGGGCTTCAGAGAAAGCCAAGTTTCACGTAGCCAACAGAAGAAAGGGTATTGACGCAGAGTACGTTCCAGGAGAATTGTATAAGCGTGAGTTGCCTTGTATAATGCAGTGTCTTTCACGTGTCAACGTAAATAATGTGACATCAATCATAGTTGATGGTTTCTCATGGGTTGTTGATGAAGACGGTAAGCAAGTTCCTGGTCTTGGTAAGAGACTACAGGATGCAATACTGGACAAATATGGGCATTACCTCTCAGTGATTGGCGTTGCTAAGAATCCATACCATAAAGAGATACCATTCTGTCATAAGGTATTCAGAGGTGAATCAAGTAAGCCACTGTATGTAACATGTACTGAGAATGAGTTTGCAGAGCACTATGCTGTTGAGATAAAACTCATGCATGGAAAATACAGGATACCAGACATTCTGAAAGAGGTAGACACCAGAACAAGGTCATACTGTGAGGAAATTGAGAACGATTGTAGTTATATTGACAGACTGATTAGAGAAAACAACAAACTTGCAAGCAAGGAAGAGGAGGATAAGTCACACGACCCTTCCATTGATTTCAGTGCGTTTGATAAGTGGGTTGCTGAGACAGAGAAAAATGGTTTTGTTTACAGGGATGTGACATAATCATATATTCGTCGGTAAATGAAAGTGGTCTAATCTGCTAGACTCCAAATCTAGTGTACGTGTGTTCGAATCGCACCCGACGAGCTTAAAGAAAAAAGTGTTATGGATATAGGTTGTATTGCAAGTGCCATCTACCTAGTTGTAGGTTTGTTGTTAGCCCGAAAGTGGTTCAACGACGAGTATAAGGATGAATACGATGAACTCAAGAAAAACGGAGAAGTTCAGCCAGCAATGGCATGTATTTTACTTATGGTAATGGCTATATTCTGGCCAATTAAACTAACGTACAATCTAATTAAGTATGGGGAAATATGAATTTACCAAAATCGTTTATAAGGAACAGAGTATTTGAGATAGGGATTGCAATTGTAAGAAAACCTAAAGAGAAACTCATTGAGTTCTTCCATAAGAGGGTGGACTGGTGGCTAAACATATATGGCATTAGAATCAAGCAATACAGTTGCTACCTTATGTGGAAGAAAGTTTGTTTTTAATGAAATATGACAGGAAATAAATTACTTCAACTGGTGATGCCCTATACGTATAGACAAGGGTTCACTTATCGGACGAAAGACCATAACTCACATCCTGGAAACAAGAAGCACAAGAGTCTTGGTCATTGCGGACACGTTATCAAAAAGGCTGGTCAAACCATGCTTAGGAGAACGTTAAAGAGAGAAATGTTAAACCAAATAGAGAAAGATAATGAGTAAGATAGCATTATTCCCAGGAAGTTTTGACCCATTCCATAAGGGTCATAGGTATGTGGTAAATGCAGCATTACAACTGTTTGACGAGGTATATGTCTGTGTTGCGGTGAATCCACAGAAGAAAGGCTACTTTGAGCCTAATGCACGAGTAAGTATGATTGAGACAATCTTTCGTGAAGAGCCTCGTGTGAAGGTTATCAGTACTGATGGACTGGTATTCAAGAAAGCCCAGGAGATTGGTGCTTCATTCATCATCAAGGGTGCAAGAAACGGCAGTGATTTTACTGATGAAGTAGCACAAGCCGATATAAACTGGAATATTGGGAAGATGCCTACAATAGTGATTCCAACACCTAATACATTATCCTATATAAGTAGTACTGCAATAAGGAGTATACTTCAGACTTGTAAGGGTGATTCTAGCCTAGTAAAAGACCTAGTGTGTTAACAAAATAAAAAAATTAGCTGAAAATTTGGAATTACGAAAAAAAATATATATCTTTGCACCGTGATTCAGAAACAGTAAGTTTAACGAATAAATTAACGACAATGATTGAAGGAGCAATTTTAGTGGCAATCGGTTGGTTTGGTCACAAGTATAAAGACCCCATCGTCAAGACAGTCAAGAACTGGATGGGTAAGTAAACCGACAAAGGATATGGCATCGAGCCTGTCGGTGAAACATATGTTGGATTAAAATACACTTCGTAAACCGTGAGTGAGAATATAGTTTAGGTGAAAACATCTGTTGACAGGAAGTTCATGCCAAAGTTATAAGTGGGAGGAGAGAACCGTAATAGTAGGTTGGAAACAACCTTCGGGTCTCCTTGAAAGGCCGAGTCACACTTTCAATAACAAACGGTCCCAATTTTTTAAGAGATTATCAGTCAAGCGGCTTTAAGCCCCGTACCATGCATAGGTTAGTATGGCGTATATTGGTCTTAACAACGTTAGTGCAAGACAAGTGCTCGATGGCTTGTAAATAATTATGGGTACAGAGTGCGAAGCATGCTTGAGAAGTTTAATAGGTATAAACGCAGGCAGAGGCTGACAACAGCCGAACTGAGACAGAAGGTTCAAATCCTCTCCGCAAGCACAATACAGAAATATATGACACTGACTTCGGAACGTGTATGAAAGCTGTAGAAAAGGTTCACATAGAGTGTCGCAAGGCATTGAAAGGGTTACGTAACCTATGTGAATCCATAGATGACACTTCGGAAGAGACGGAGTACTTTACTCGTGGTCTAGTAACGAGTCGGATTTTCCACTCCAAGTTAGGGAGAAACTGGGGGATGTATGAGAAAACATACTTTACAACATTCTCACGCAAGTAAGACTAGTATCTATATGGTTGAACTTGCATCATCCTTGAAAGGCGAATGGGTAACGCACCAGCACACAAGGCTTCGGATGTAATCTGCGGCAGTGGTTGGAAAAAGTAGGTTCGAATCCTCACTGCAAGGGCAACGGTAGTCTATACATTTCGGACTTCGGGAAGAAGTTGATGGCTATCTAAGGGTGGGTTTCTAGAGTAAAACATAAGGCGGTACATCCCACTACTCGAATGGCACTGTGGAATAGACATGGCGTGACCCAAGCTACGAGGAAGACTGGGAGACGGTTTACGATTTTTATAATACTAAAAAAATTGGAGGCAACTTTTAGCCCTCATTTGGCTACTGGTTGTGACACGTGGTTATAATTCCACCCTAAGAAGGTAAGGCAAGCTTGTCCAATGACAGGCAGTTTCGAGTGATACCACGTATTTTATAGGACATTAGCTCAGCTGGTTCAGAGCGTCTGGTTTACACCCAGAAGGTTCGTGGGTTCGAATCCCTCATGTCCTACAACGGGGAGACATCCCCAGGGCAGTTAGTTCATGTGGTAGAACATCGGATGCGAAGAATGGGATTCAAACGCCTTACTGTCCACAAAGGAAGCATACAGCAAAATTCTATAGGACTCAACTTGTAAGTGATAATTCTAGAAAACTGCTTCCGATTTTAAAAGAAATATATAAAGGAAAATATATGGCAGAAAAAGTAGGTGTAATTATAGCACGTTTACAGCCTATACATAATGGGCATCTGGAACTGATACGCCAAGCACTTAATGAGAACGACAAGGTTCTTGTACTGGTAGGTTCAGCTGACAAGCTTAATAAGAGGAATCCTATTCCTATCAATATGAGAATGGAAATGGCATGTGATGCAATAGTCACTACCTTCAGTGAAGATAAGGACAGGATAAACGTGCAGCCTCTAGATGACCTTACTGATGAGTCTGATAATTCTCATGACTGGGGATTCTATCTCTACAGTAAAATTGTAGGACTTACAAGGTCTCCAGAGTTTACCATCTATTATTCAGATGGATTCGAAATCATTATGCTCTGGTTTCCACCATTCATCACAAGAAACTATGTGTCATTTAAGTTGAATGCCAGGGGAACGATTGCTGAGAATATCTCAGCGACTTCAGTCAGACATATGATTATGAATAAAGATGATGAAGCACTTAAGAAATTCGTGCCAGATAGCGTCTTCGAAAAAAGAGACATATTGAGACAGTTCATAGGTGCTTATCAATAAAAGATAGTATGAATTACGATGTAGGACAACCATTCATTGAGGTTACGTTCCCAACTAGGGGTACTAAAAAGGCTCTGTTTAGGCGTGAGGATATTCTCAGAGTTACAGAAACAATAACTCCAGATGGAGACCCTCTTGTGACTATCTTTGTAAAGCCTTTGAGTAGTAATTGCTGCAAAGAATATCTAGAGTGGTATTTCGACGGTACTATGGAGAAATTTAGGGAGTCTACAAAGACCGTGTATATGTAGTACGTTGGTGATATTAATCGGGGTGTATCTCCTCTCGCTGATACCGAGTAGAAAGAGTAGTAGGTTGCACGCAGGTTCGACTCCTGCCGCCCCGACCAATTTGAAGGATACCAGAGGAGAACTAGGGCAACCTAGATGTAGACAAATGGGCATTACTTTCGTGAGTAATGTGCTCTTAGGAGCTTCGGTGTGTGCAAATCCACCTCCTTCAACCAGTTTAAAAGGAGTTCTTTGATATTTTTACATATTAGGATATATTTATCTTACAACAAATGGGCTTGAAACGGAATAGACAGCTATACATTTGGTAGGAGACAAGCAGTGGGCATACACTAGAAATAGCGAAAAAATATAAATGGCGAGATAGATTTCTCTCCTGCTTACGAGTACGCTGTAGCAGCTTAAAGTGAGCCGAGAGACCAGGCTCTTAGGAACAGAACATCCTGGTAACTTGTTTCTTGGTGTCATGAAACCAAGTGGTGGCTATGACCGATTGACATCCAGTCAATCCCCCAATGTTTTCCTCGTTTTCTCAAAATGAGGTGGTCCCAAAGACGGTGGCGCAAGCCATTGCACATTTTGGAAAGCTTGTATAATCTCTTATGGGATGGTAGTTTGGACCGCAGTTCGACTCTGCGCAAGTCCACGTAAGAATCTGATAATCAGATAGTTACACGATAAGATTAGATGTATAAACAGATATTTCTTTTAGGAATTTTCTGACCTCTATATCTGATTTAGTACTTTTCATTAGGTTAATAGGTGTTGATATAAACTGTATATTACCCTTTACATACCCCAATGAGGAATCAATCCTATCCAAAGAGGCTCTGTGAAAAAAATCAATTTCATTCACATTAGAATTTTCTGGTAGGATTAGGCTCAAACCTGTATAAGGACAGATACCATTCTGTTTTTCCCAGGTTTCTTTTAAATCATCTAGGGTTATATCAACATCTTTGAAACGTCTTGTTACGCACCTGTAGGTATATCTAAATGGAGTATATTCATCCCTATGATTTCTGCAAATGTGTTTTAAATGTTCCAACATTTTGTCTGAAGCTGGCTTATATGGCATTTCCTTTCGGACTTTAGACGTTCCTTTGCTAACGCATTCACGACAGCAGTAAAGATGTCTACCTTTTGATTTAATTCGTGTGACTTCTTTTAGTGGACGTTCAAATTCTTTTCCACAGTTATCGCAGATAACTTTCACTAATTTACCTTGATTTTTATATTTATTCATAATGTATATGTATTTTATTATAAATATCTGGTAAGGTGGAGAAATACGGAGTTTAATAGGTTTTCTTTCCGTTATTGTCCACTTGAAAAAAAAAAATGAAAAATTTCTTCTGAAAAATTTGGATTTTACGAAAAAAATATATATCTTTGCACCGTCAATTAAAAACAATAATTATGGAGAAGATATTAGAAAGTGAATTCAGAAACAACCTGTATAAGTCTCTAGTAGACGCAGGATACGAGAAGAAAGAGGCTCAGAAAATTGTAGGTGTGAAGTATCACGGAGCACTGAAGGCTGACCTTAAGCAAAGGCTGGAAACACTATCAGCCCTGGTAGAGGACGAAACTTATGATGGTTTAGTCTTCAACGGAGAAGAACTTAATGGTCTAGTAGATGAGCTTAAAAAGGTCAAAGGTGTAATTTAATAAAAAAAAGTTCCTAAAAAATTTGGAATTACGAAAAAAAATATATATCTTTGCACCGTGAAAATATAAACATGTTGATAACAAGTACCACTGTTAAGCTAAGACTGCTGAAATGATTGCAGAGTGTTGATGAAGCTTCATACGGATGAACAACATGTTTCAATATAGTGGGATAGTGTAATGGTAACATGCTAGGCTCATAACCTAGAGACATTAATTGCTAGCGTTGGTTCGAATCCAACTCCCGCTACTCTTTGAGAGATACCAGAGGAGAACAGTCGCAAGGCTGATGTAGACAAATGGGCAGTACGGTAAGTATTGTGTTACTTCGGTAACTTCGTGGTGTGCAAATCCCACTCTCTCAACTATATTTGGTAGATACGAGAGGAGAACTGGAATAATCCAGATGTAGACAAATCGGCATTAAGTTCGTGCTTAATGTGCCTCTTAGGAGGCTTCGGTAGTGCAAATCTACCTCTACCAACAAATTGGTAAAGGGATAAAGCGGGACTAAGGTAGTCTAAAGCCCTTGAATCATAGAAAGCGAACGATACCCAAAGGTGTAAAAAGTGTTCCATGTTGAACTACCATAGGAAGGAGCGTATACGTGCTGACGTGGAAGTGTACAGCCACAACTGAGCGACTCGCAAGCTTTCGTGAACCAATAAACTTCTTTTGAAGGATACCAGAGGAGAACAGTCGCAAGGCTGATGTAGACAAATGGGCAACATGGTAAGTGTTGTGCTCTTTCGAGAGCTTCGGTGTGTGCAAATCCACCTCCTTCAACATTGAATCTCGCAGCTAAAACAGTAGTGATGAGGCTAGTGTTTACTAGAACAATGCGCAAAATGTCTAGGAAGCTGTGGGTAGGTCTTCAAGTTAGTCTAGAATGATTTGTTGATTCGAAAAATCCTCATCAACAATACGTTAATTCTTAACGCAAAGAGTTTTTGCGGTGGACAAAGTAAAAAAACCACCTTTTGGTAAGTACCAGAGGAGAACTAGGGAAACCTAGATGTAGACAAATGGGCATCAAGTTCGTGCTTGATGTGTCGCTAAGGCGGCTTCAGTAGTGCAAATCTACTCTTACCAACTACTTCTCACGTTATAGGCTTCGGCTGAAAACGAGGAAGATGGCTAGCTTTCGTAGCCATAAGGATAATCCAGTGATGGGATAAATGTGATGGGTTTAATCAACTACTCCGTCGCAGATGTTTGGAAACAGGCATTTCACAGAAAAGGACAAGGTGCGGTATCTTGTTCTGGTAACACAGTGCAGGGTGCTATCGAGGCTAAAAGGCTTCGGTTGAGTGGAAACACAATAGAGTCCGAGTCGAATTCGATGCAATACTCACCAGGTGGCGTGTTGGATTCAGTTAATTTCTCAGCTTCACAGTGAATTAATAAGCTGAAAGCAGTGTGAGGGGCTTGCCCCAAGCATACGAGGTTTTAATAGCAGAGTAGACTTGTGGTGAGTCTGGTGCAGGATGGCGATTTAGTGGGCTGTGCTCAAAAGGCACGGATGCTAAGGGTCGCACCTCGTCATCCAGTAGTTGGGAGTTGTAGCTCAAGTGGTAGAGCAGCCGACTTGAAATCAGCGTGTTATAGGTTCGATTCCTATCGATTCAGTTAAAATAATTTGAATTAAAGCAAAAGTGTGCGACACTGGGCAGATAAAATGCACTTATCGCTCCTGCAATATGGAGGCATCGGGGACTCGCAAGGAATCCGATGAACGAGTAAGAGTAGTCATCTGAGTCAGCTGGAGGCATCCAGTGAGTCTGCAAGAGCTTGGTGGTGAAATGAATGTTATGATTCTGTACCGAAAGGTTTAAACCAGTAAGAGTTTGGTGGTTTTCGCAAAACCATCGTGCATGGTGTCTACGGCTATCGTAAGGTAGCGTGTGAACAACAACGTCCAACCGTTGTGAAAGGGCATCTACAATAAGACAACGTTCTCAGTCTTTTGTATTTTATGGGGTTATAGTTTAGCGGTTAAAATAATTTGTTACGAGCTAGTACTATACGCACTGACTTCGGGAAGTGTTGACGTGCTAGTAAATGATAAACGACGTTGGTTCGAATCCTTCTAGCCCTGCAAATTGAGATTTACATAGTAGAAAAGCGAAGCACGTGTGAATCGGAGGTAACCAGTTCTAGTAGAAGCCTTCATCGGTGGGCTGGGCATAAATGAGGAGATACTACTATGTAGCTTGCAAGAATCTCAATCTTTTTAGGTAAGAGAATCTAATTTTTACAATATATGAAAGATTTTACTTACAGCGGTTTTGAGAACCAGGAAACATGTAATCACCTCAAAGGAGGAGAAACATGTAAGGTGACTGGTATTGGAAATTCCATGACACCTATTTTGAAATCAAGGCAACCAGTTATATGTGAGCCTGTGACTGATGAGACCACACTAAAGAAGAGAGACATAGTTCTCTGTAAGGTGAGAGGACATCATTACTTACACTTGATACACGCCATACGGAACGATAAAGAGTTCTTAATTGGTAATAATCATGGTCACATGAATGGCTGGGTTGGCAGAAACCAGATTTACGGTAAAGTCGTAGAAATTCTTTAAGGTCAAATGGTTGTATGAGGGTTCGATTCCCTTGTGACTGGCAAATGAAACAGATGGATGGATGGTCACTAAACAATCTGTTTTCATTGTATGCTCTTCATGGTATGCAGTTTGTTAGTTCTGTGCAAAAACTAACACTTTGGGGTTTGTAGTGTAATGGCTAGCACAAGTCCTTTGCAAGGATTTAGAGGGGTTCGAATCCCACATTCTCCACAGTGACAGAGTGAAACGGCTTACACGCTAGGCTCATAACCTAGAAACACCAGGTTCGACTCCTGGGTGTCGCTACAAAACCACTCTGCTGCAAAAGCAGAAAAAACCAAGGAAGCTAACAGCAAGTCTCCTTTAGGCGGTAGAAATGCCGCTGTCACATAAACAGGAATGGCTTCCGATTTTTAATAACAATTTAAATTTTAAGTATTATGAAGAAAAACAGTTTTTGGTAGGTTTCTAACCAGTTCTGGTAGCTGAAACTGATTCGTGGTCCCGATGTATGTTTTTAATTCTGAGAGGGAAAATAGTGAAGTATTAACTAAATTATTAATAACAATCAAATTAAAAAACATACAACAATGGAAAAGAAAATTTTTACAAATACAGAGACCACAAAAGAGCAGTATCTTAAGTTTAAGGAATTCATTAAGTCAGACGCAGAGAAAGACCATTCTGACTATGTAGCTTATTACATCTTCAAGCACAGGATAACTGGCGAGGAGCGTGACAAATACT